GAGTCGCCGATCATCGTCCACTCGTCGGCGTCGATCGCCTTGGAGTGCCAGAACCGAACCTCGCTCTGGCTGCTTCCATTGTCAACGTCAACAGTGACGCGAATCACTGCGCGCTCGCCGTTGTGGAAAGCCACCGGAACAGTGCTCTTGGCGTATCGCGTTCCGGTCGATGGCGTCCACCAGAAGTACAGATATCCGTCGCCGTTGACAGCCAGCGCGAAAGCCACGGTGCCGGGGGTGTACCTGACGGCCATCGTCTGGGGGTCGTACCAGTCGTCGGCTCGGCAGTCGAGGCGAAGGTCGAGGTCGCCCGTGATATCGAACGCAGCGTTGTCCGGAGTCGAGAACGAGAAGATGCCGGTGGTGCCGGAAGAGGTGAAGTACGCTCCTCCGGCCTCCAGCGAAAGACGGAACGGGGTGTTGCGACCGATCTTCCCGTAGAGCGGGCTCTCGGGATTCCTTGGGGCGTACAGCAGGTCGCGACTGTCCAGGTCGCACTCGCATGTGGTCGGCTCCGCCTCGGTGTTCGACTCCGACGTCAGGCCGCGAGTGATCTCGATCGTCGATGTGGTACGGACAGATGCCGAGTTCCACACGCCGTCATAGAACAGCTCGCCCTTGATCGGGGGTGGCAAACTCGGCATCTCTCATCCTCCTGCGTACTTGGTGACACTCCCGCCGGACGTGGTCCTGACCGACTCCTGCATGAACTCTCGGAATGCCCGAGAGCCGCCACGGAACTCGATCACCACAGCGCTTGAGCCATTGTTGCCGGCAGCGTTAAGCATACCCTGAAGCTTGCTCAACGGGAGGACGGCTTCCTGCTCCTGGCCTTCACCGATCATGGCCAGGGTCGGACCGGTGGTAACACCACCAGCTGCCAAATATGGAATGTACGGAATGAAGCCGATGTTGACGCCGGGGATTCGGTTGGCTCCGGAGATCAGGACGTTGACACCGTAGATGCCGTCATTCAGCAATCCGATGATTCCGTTGAGAGCCCACTTGAGCCCAGACACAACGCCGTTCCACATTCCGGAGAAGAATCCCTTGATGCGGCCGACCCATGTCGAGATGGTGTTTCCGATGGAGCTCCACTGCTTCGAGATCCAGCCGGTGATCGCGCCCCAGTTCTTGATGATGATGCCCAGCGGGGTGAAGTTGAAGAAGATGGTCTTCACCATTCCGACAGCCCAGTTGAACAAGCCGACGATGTCGTCCCACAAGCCCTTCAGCCAGTTCCAGACAGCTGTGAAGATCTTGATGGTCCACTCTTTGATGTCGTCCCAGTAGATGATGATCAGGGCGACGAGACCGGCGACAGCGGCGATGATGAGCGCGATCGGCCAGATCGACAGCAACCAGGCAGCGGCCATCGAGGCCGCGCTCGCAAGCGCGCTGGCCGCCATCAGAACCCAGCTCGACACCCAGGCGAACGCGGTCGTGGCAGCCGTGGCTACGGCCGTGGCGGCAGTGCCAATCCAAGCCGTGCCAAGAAGCGCGAACGTGCCGACGAGACCGAACACCACTGTGCCCAGCTGCGAGATGACGCCGAACCATCCGTCCATGATCGTCGACGACTGCACATTGCGCTGAGCCTCGTTGAGATCCAGCTGTGCATTCTTCGCATCGATCGTGGACTGCTTGCCATCGATCTGCGCCTGGCTGTAGTCCTCTGTCGCCTGCTTGCCATCGAGCTTGGCCTGCTTGGCGTCGGCGTCAGCCTGCTTGAGGTCGATCGCCGCCTGCTGTGCCTCCAGCGAGTCGGCTCCGTACTCCTTGACCGCGTCGTTGTAGTCCTTCTGCGCAGTCTTCTGGTCGAGCAGCGCCTGCTCCAGGTCGATGCCCGCCTGTGTGCCGTCGATCTGCGCCTGGTTAGCATCGAGCTGTGCCTGGCGTCCGTCCTGGTTCGCCTGCTTGAGATCGAGCGCGGCCTGTGCCACGTCGTTCTGTGCACGCGCCAGGTTGTCGGCTGCACGGTCTCCGATGTTCCAGAGATCGACAGCCTGTCCGACGATGTCGGTCATCTGGCTGAAGCCAGCGCTGGCAGCGATGGCACCGGCTCCGACCCGGCTGATGCCTCCCTCTGCACCCTGTGCCGAGTTGCCAACGCCATCCAGGTCCGAACCGGCTGTGTTGGCAGCGTTGCCCAGATCGTCGAGGCTGTTGGCCGCCTGGTCGATGGTGGACGATGTGCTGCCCAAGTTGGCGTCAATGTCAATCGTCACGTCGGCCATGCTCTGTACCTCCCATCGACCTGTTGAGACTCCTGATCGCCGAGAGCATCTGCTCCGGCGTCTTCCTCGCCGCCCTGCCGTACTCGACTAGGAAGTCCGCGATCTTGAACTTCCTGCCGCCCTTACCCCGGTTGGAGTTCGCAACGGTAGCCGCAATGGTGGCCGCCTGGATGTCTCCACGACGCCGACCGAGTGGACCGGTCATCTTCTCGAATGCCATCCACTCGGTCAGCTCGTAGGAGCCCATGCGGTAGTCCAGCTCGGCCACCGTCATCCCGAGGTGCTCCGCTAGGCGGAAGCGGAAGAGTCGCTCGGGGCGGCTTCGGAGTTTCCCTCCGCTTCCTTCACGGCGAACCGGCCCATGCCGGACATCTCCTGGACCTTCGCCGCCAGCCGCTCGATCACGGCTCCGGACTTCGTGCCGAGGACTCCGGCGGCGATCTCCTTGTTGGAGTAGACCCGCTCGAAGTTCTCGTCGACCATCGCCATGCCCACGAGCTTCTCGCGGTACACCTTGAGCGAGTCGATCTTGAACTGGGGCGTCTGCCCGTTCGCCACGACCGACCCGGCCTCGATGTAGCCCCGGTCCGCAGCCGACAGCTCCATGAGTCGCACGTCGCCGCCCCACTCGGGGACCGGCACGTCCTCCCACTTGCGGTCGACAGCCTCGGAGATCTGCTTCTTGGTTACCAGTGCCATGATGCTCTGTTCCTCGTCCTCAGCTGCCGGCAGTGTGGGTCAGCTCCGGCTTGCCGGAGATCTTCACGGTGACGGTCCGCTCCATCTTGTCGTCGTGCGGGAACTCGTCGCCGTTCGCGGTGATCAGCCCCTCGAAGTCCCACGTCCACTCGTCGGCCGTGCCGGGGAAGATCACCAGCTGGTAGTTGCGGTTGTCCCGCTCCTCGAAGTCGTCGTCGAGCGCCTGGATGCTCGCGACGTTGGGGTCGTAGTTCAGCGTGAGCTCGACCTCGCCGCCGTCCTTCAGTCCCTTGACGAACTCGCGGTACTGGTCCGGCGAGTCGTGCGCGGTGACCTCGATGGCCTCCCGCTCACGGCTCGGACCGGAGATGTCCGTGCAGTTCGCGATCGTCATGAACGTGCCGGGCGTGTCGGTCTCGCGACGGAACTGAGTTCCCCACGCGTCCTGTCCTGCCATTGGGTCACACCTCCTGGTGAATCACTATCCGGAATTGTACCGGAACGTGGCGGATCTCGGGGTCCGGGTCGCGCAGCGTTTGGAGTTGCACGAATCGGATGGAAACGATGGACCATGAATCCGGCAAGTCGATAGCCAGACGCTTGTGGTCGAGCAGAGCGATGATCTCGTTGGCGATATCGACCGCCGACTTGAATCCTCGCGCCTTTGTCCACACATGGGTTGTGAACAAGATGTCCCACCCGAATCCGCCGTGCCAGTTGTCAGGGATGGAGAACATCTCACCCATCGTGACGTATGGCTTGGTGATTCGCTCAGGAACGTCGTCGTACACACCGGCCGAATCCAGGCCGGTATCCAGCGTGGCGTACAGCCCCGCCAGAAGCTCGTTGAATGGTCCCGCAGCCGTGGGAGTCGACATCAGCTGATCTCTCCCTCGATGCGGCGCGCGATGCGCTTCGGACCGTTGGCACGCGCCCACTGGATCGTCGGCGCTACGTAGGGCTGGGCCGGTGAGCGGCTGGTTCCGTTCTCGACGTATGCGGCGTACTCCACGCCGCGCGGTCCGACGGTGTAGCTGTCTCCGGCCTTCTCCTTCGAGATGGAGTCTCGCAGCCTGCCGGTATCCACCGGCACGACACCCTTCATGTGGTTGGCGACGTCGTCCGCGAACTCGCTGATCGCATCGTCCGTCACACCGGCCAGCCGGTCGGACAGGCGACGCAGGCGCTGCTGGGCGCCACGGATGCCGCGTGCGTTAATGCCCACGTCGACCTCCTCCTGTGTTTCGCCGCTCCAGAGCGAGCAGGCCGAGCAATGACCACGCAGTGGACTCGTCCCACTTGCCGGCACGGGCAGCAGCTTCCGCCCGCTCTCGTGCCTCTGTGGGACCGATCGGCTTCGCCTCCTGGGAGGGCTTCTCTGCATCCATCATGATCAGCTCTCCTGCTCGCTCTGGATGAACTCGACGTCAGCGCGCAGGTACACGCCGGGCGTCGAGGGCTTGACGACGTTCATCACACGGAAACGATCCGAGCCCTGGCGAAACTCATCGCCGCGCTGGATGTCGTCGTCATGGTTTTGGTACACCTTGTGGGTCAAGGATGCACCAGCCTGCTCCGCCTCGAACTGCTCCCTGGCGGACGCCTGGTCAATCTTGACTCTGCGTCCGCTCTCAAGCAGGGCATAGGAGTACGTCACTCCGCCTTGCCCGTCCGACACTTCAGTCCGTCGATAGACATCGGCGGTCTGCTTGAGCAGGTGCGTCACCAAGCTCATCCGAGATCACCTCGCGGGATCCAGGGGAAGACGCCCTCCAGGTCACCGTTCTCGACGAGCACCTTCTCGCTCGGAGTCAGCGGATCGATGGTGCGGGTGCGCTTCCAGTTGAGCTTGGTGATCCAGCGCTGCGCGATCGGTGCAAGCATCGCGGAATCCTCCGAGCTGCCGCCCGACCCCGAACCGCCGGAGCCATTGGTGTAGCTGTAGTCGCCGAGCGACTCGCTCTGCTTCTCGGTGCCGGTGCCGAAGTCGTCGACACCTTGCTCCTTCTGCCACTTGGCCTGCCAGGAGACAGCCTGCTTCAGGATGCGCAGCGTGCGCGGCTGGAGGCTGTCCAGCAGTCCGTAGTGAAGGTCTGTGAACAAGTCGATGATGGACTGCGCGGTGCACAGGTCGCTCTGATAGATCGCCACACCAGTGATGGCGGACGCCTCTGCCGGAGTGGCCCAGGTCTCAGCGCAGTCCTCGGCGGGAGTTGACACCTCGGCCTCCTCGGCCTCGTAGAGCGGTCTAGGTGGGCGCGTAACGAACGAACGGCCCGGTCCCGGTGAAAGGGGCCGGGCCGTCGCTCGCAGGCCGCTACGCGGGCGTACGCGGCCTTACGCGGATCAGCTCAGGGCGGAGCCGTCGTCCACGAGGATGGCGAACGCCTTCTCGTGACCGATGGCGAAGCCCTTGCGGACGCGGATCTTGACGTTCGCCTCGTCCGTCGTGGAGATCGCGGCCGGGATCGGCTGGGTCTCGACGGTGGAGCGGTCGCCGACGATCAGGAAGTCCCGGTTGCCGAAGACCATGATCGGCGCACCCGTGGGCGAAGCCGTGGCCGTGGCGGACAGGCGGCAGCCGTTCGACCAGCGGACGGGGATGTCGAAGACGGTGTCCGGGGTGCCCCGGTCGCCGCCCTGACCCCGCACGAAGATCGGCTGGCCCTGGTCGTCCTTGATCTGGCGGAGCTGCTTGCGGAAGGTCGGGTGCGCGATGACGATGGACATCGACTCGTCGAAGTAGTCGCCGTCCTCGTACCGGCCCAGGGCCTCCGAGAGCTCGTCGTACGTGACCTCGCCCGCCGTGACCGTGCCGACGATGTTGTCGTTGGCGGTGTAGCCGGTCGTGGCGTTGGTCTGGGTCAGCGCGTAGTAGACCGACGTGTACGGGACGGTCGGCGCGTTCTCCGCAGCGGAGGTCGCGAGCGTCGCGTTGTCGAAGTACTTCGCGTAGCTGGTGGCCCAGTCCCGCTCCTTGGCCGCGATGATGTCGGCCGCCGAGTCGTTGAGGTCCTCCTCCGCCACGGTCAGGAGACCGGTGTGCTTGCGGGCGGTGAGCAGGACGTCGTCGTTCTCGTCGTTGCTGGAGGTGTACTGACCCGACTTGCCGAGGGTCTTGACCTCCATGCCCGAGGAGCGCGGCTCCTTCTTGGTGGCCGTGGCCATGGGCGTGTGACGCGCCCACGCCTCGACCGCCGAGACCTGGTTGACGCGCTGGATGACGGCGGAGTCGGTCTCCTCCGGGATCCAGTCGTCGAAGTTGTCGGCCGCACCACCGACGACGTGGTAGATCGGCTGGCCGTTCTTGCGGTAGCCGACGATGTCGCCGGGCTCGAACTCGGTCCAGACGACCTGGGCCGCGCGCTGGGCCGCGAACTCGGCCTTGCGTGCCGCCCACTCTTCCATGGAGTAATCCATGCTGGGCTCCTTCCGGGAGACGTAGGTAGAAATGCATACAGCCCCAGGTGAGGGGTTGCCCCACCCAGGGCTGCTGCACTCGGCACTTGGCCGTGACGTGCTCGGGGTAATGATACCCCATGCACCGGGATTTGACTTACAGGCCCCGGAGTCGGTTCGCGACCTTCTGTGCAGCCGTGAGCTTCTCGTCGCCCGCGCCCTCGTCGCTCCCGCCACCGCCACCGGCCTTGCGGGCGGAACCCTTGCCGGTCCCCGCGCCCTTGCCGTCGCCGTCGCCGGAGGTCCGGCGGGTCGTGCGCTTGGTGGTCTGACGCTTCGGCCCGAACATCTCGGGCATGTCCTTCTTGAGGCTGTCGACCTGGTCGGTGACGTCGATGGTCCCGTCCTCGTCGTCGATGTCGACCTCGTTGACGTCGATCATCCGGACGAGACGGTCCACCAGAGCCGGACGCGCACCGGCCGCCATGAGCTCGGCACGGGCGGCCATGCGGATGACGGTCGGCTTGAACGCCTCACGCCCCTCCTCCTTGGCCTTCTCCACGAGCTCGTTGATCCGGCGCTGCGCGGCCTCGGAGTCGACCTCCTTGCCGGCAGTCTTCTTGAGCTCGTCGAGCTGCTCCTGGAGAGTGGCGAGGTCGCCCTCCAGCTTGGCCTTGGCGGTCTCCGCCTCGCGCAGCCGGGTACCCCGGTTCTTGGAGTTCTTCAGCTTCTTGAGGTAGGCGGCACGGAGACGCTTGACCTCGGCGGCGAGCTCCTCGGGCGACTTGCCCTTGTCCTCGTCGTCGTCATCGTCTTCCTCGTCGTCCTCCTCACCCTTGTCGTCCTCCTCGTCCTCGTCGCCCTCGTCGTCGTCCTCGTCGCCGCCGTCGGCGTGCCAGGGCATGAAGGGGTCGGTGGAGCTGTAAGGGTGAGCCCACCCAGGCTCGTACTCGTCCAGACCGGCGGCCTCCAGGAGGTCGCGACCGGCCCTGGCAGCCTTGGCGGCCGACAGGCCAGGACGGAGAAGGTTCTTCATCATGTGTGCATACCTCACGGGTTACTGGTCGGAACACTCCGGCCCCGAGCGAACTCTCCACGCTTGAGATCGCGTTGAGCCCTCTCGAGCACGGTCTTGGGAAGTTGGGGACTGCCGTTCTGCAGCAATTCCTTCAGCGCTCGAATTCGGGAGGCATTGGATTCGCTCGGAAGCGAGAATCCCCTTGCCACCGATCGCTGCGCCTCTCTTGCGACCGCGTCTGGCAAGCTTACCTCGCCTTCCTTGGCCCACGCTGGATTCCAAGGTACGAGCCTGCAACGACAATGTGGATGAAGCGGTGGACGGACGTCTGGTGCATTCTTGTCGCGCTGATTCGGATCCCACGACAGTCCACCGGGGAAGTCCTCGCCGGTCTTCACCAGTCGGCCTGCATATGCCGAGCACCGGACACAGGCGTCTCGCTCTGCCACCCACAACTCGAATGGAGCCTTGTTGGCGGTAGACGTGGCGCGCATGGTGCGCTCAACGTTCGCGTTAACCGAAGTGGTGATTGTCGCCTTGGCGCGACCCAGGACATTGCGCGCCTGTCGGAGTCCAGCCAGGATGCCTCGGAGCCCGAGCCGCTCGACAACAGGACGACGCAACAGCTTCTTGAAAGCGGACTCGCCCTCCTTCACGGCGGCAGCCACGGCCTTACGCTCGTCGGCGAGAGACACCGCAGGCGTCGCTACGTTGGCAGCTGCCGACTTGCCGGTGGCGGCCCGGACGAAGTCCTTCCCCTGCTCGGCCGCTGTCGTTACAGCCGATCCTACGGCTTCGGACAGGGCGGAGATGACCGAGCCCTCCAGGCCCTTGAGCGCGCCGTTGCTGGCGGAGAGCGCCGCTCGGATCATGTCCGACAGCGGCGCTCCCGTTCCTGCTGCGCCCGGCGAGCCGAACGCCTTGATCCAGTTGGAGGTGGCCGACCCGATCGCGTCGTCGATCGCCTTGTAGCGCTTCTCGGTGGCGGCCTTGATCGCCTTGTCCTCGATGCCCTGGATCGCGGCGATCTGCTTCTCCTGGATGAGCTTCAGCAGCTCCTCAGAGTTGATCGGGTCGGCCATGGTGTCAGCCCTCCTGTTCGGCGCGCATCTCCCGCGCGCCCCAGATGCGACCGACGATGTCGGCCTTCAGCTTGACGTCGGAGATGTCGATCTCCTCGGTCTCCGCGATCTCCTTGAGCTGGGCGACGGTCAGGCCCTCCAGCTCGTCGGGGATCGTCGGCGTGTTGGGCGGCATGACCGGCTCGACGACCGGCTCCTCGTCCTTGGGACCCTGGTACTCGTGGAACTCGCAATCGTCGTTGTTGTCGCAGACGTGCCCCGGCTCGGGCGTGTGGTGCGCGTCGAAGGCGGCCATGTCCTCCGGCTCCTCCTGGATCAGCAAGCCGAAGTAGTCGCCCATGGCGACGATGTCGTCGCTGTAGCGCACCGCGTCCTTCTCCTCGCGGCTGAGCTGGTTCTTGTGGACGACAACGGCCACGTTGCCCCGCTCGTGCAGGATGCTCTCCGGGTTCATGGTCATGCCTCTTCCGTGTCGGACTCGCGGAGTCCCGCGAGATCGATGAACAGGTTCTGGATGAGCTCGTTGGCCTGGGTCATGTCGATGCCGAGCGTGGCCGCAGTGCCCAGCTTCTGTACGGCATCGCCCATCGTGTTGAGCAGCGTCACGCGACGCAGGAGCTCGGCATCGTTGGGCTGACCGGCCAGCCACATCTCCACTGTGGCCTCGTCGTAGCCTGCCTCGGCGAAGGCCACGGCCGCAGGGATGCCCAGGTCGATCTTCTTCTGGATGAGGTCCAGCTTCTCCGACTCGGGCACGTACTCGATCGGCTTCCACTTGATCGAGATGGACAGGTCGTCGGGCAGCGTGTCGAACGCCATCTCAACGGCCATGGTCAGCATCTCGTCGAACTGGGAGTCCAGGAGCTTCTGCTGCCACTCGGTCTTCGTGTTCAGCCGCGCGTCGCGCTGACGGATGGACTCGCCGGTGGGCGTGCCCCCGCCCGTGCTGTCAGCGGTGAAGTAGTAGACCGGCGTGTTCGTGGCGGCGGCCATCAGCTGAACCGCCTTCTCCAGCGGCTTGAGGTACTGCTCCACGTCCGCACTGGCGAACTGGCCCACCGAGTCGAAGCCCGACAGGTCCCAGATGCGCCCCGGTCCGGACACCAGCTTGCTCACGACGTTCTCTTCCCGGTCCGGCAGGGTGTCGTCCTGCCCCGACCAGTCGATGTCGTCGCCGCCCGTGCTGGTGCCTCGGGTCTTGGCGAGCGCGTACCGCTGCGGGAAGGCGTTGAAGTCCGAGCCCGACACCTCGTTCACGAGGAACTTGGTGATCTGGTTCTGCGGCCCATAGGCGTTCTTGTGGAGCGGGCATCCGTAAGGCAGGTCGTTGCGCAGGTGGATGAACGGGATCTCGCCGGTCGGGTTGTCCACGTCCTCGACGTACTCGAAGTCGTCGATGCCGCACTTGTTGACCGGGGTCTCGTAGTACTCGATTGTGCCGTCCGCGAGGTACAGCCACGCGCACTCCTGCTTGCCCTTGCCGGTCTTCTTGCGCTTGACGGCGTGGGTCTTGAGCGCGGGGTTCATGTCGTCGTAGAACACCCGTACCTTCATGGGGCTCTGGTACGACGCCACGATGCCGGTCATGACCAGCTGCGCCTCTTCGCCCTCTGCGGGCGCGGTCTCCTCGGTGACGACCTGCTCTTCGTAGTCGTACTCCGGCCACATGAAGATGTAGGCGTCGCCGAACTTCTCGGCCGCGAGGATCGCCGTCTTGTGGACGAACTGCAGCTGGTTCGCCTTCCAGACCTCCTCCTGAAGGAAGTCCGTGACCTCCTCGTCCGAGGACTGGATGTCGACGATCTCCAGCTTCTCCACAACGGCGTCAACCGGCACAGCGCTCAGCACGGCCTTGTAGTTGACTTCCTTGCGGACCAGCAGGCGCTGCATCACCAGCGACTGGAACGGCTCGACGAACGTGCCCTTGTAGAACCGGTCGGCCTCGACGTAGCCAGGGATGGCGCAGTCCAGCTCCTTGAGCGCTTCCCTGAGCAGCTTCTTGTTGGGCATCTCCCCTCCTCACGGGTTGACAGGCAAGGGGAGGGAGACGCCCCAAGCCAGGGCTGTAGCGCCCCACTCAGGGCTGGCATCGCATTGCTGCGCAATGGGCCCAATGATACCTTGCCCTTCTCGCCTCTATGCATAAGACCCAGAGCTCACCCTGGGCTTGGGCGTGCCCTTGGGCGCTCCGAGGAGCTTGAGGACGGCGTTGCCCACGGCGTCCACGATGTCGTCGTGCTTGAGCTTGGGGAAGCCCACCATGTTCTCCTCGGCCTGCTGGTGCCTTGCCGTGTGCAGGACGCGGGTCGGGATGCGCTGGTAGTAGGCATGGACCTTACCGGCCCGGACCTCCTTGGGCTCCGAGTTGTTGAACAGCACCACCTTGACCGGCATGTCGTGCATGACCTCGCGCCAGAGCTCGCCACCCTGGTTCGCCTCGACCATGATCACCTTGATCTCGGGGTACATCTCCAGGATCTTGAGGATGCGCTGTCGCAGCGCCTTGCCCAGGAGCTTGACGCCCACGGCGTACTTGACCTCGCAGCGCCGACGCGGGTCTCCAGGCTTGTGAGGCGTGGCGCCAACGACGGCCAGCCCTGTGAAGTCCGACTTCTTGTTGTCGGTCACCGCACCGTCGACGGACAGCACCGTGATCGCGCAGTCAACAGAGCCGTACGTGAAGTCGTCCCGCGTCCAGTACTGGCCATCGATCGCGAGCGGGTTGTTCTCGTAGTTCTTGGCGAACGACCGGGTGTGGCGCACCGTGTTGAGCCAGTCCATCGGCCACTTCTCCGGCCACAGGCTGGACTCGTTGCCCTCGTCGTCCACCTTGATCGGCTTGAAGTGGTGGACCTTGAACTTCTCGGTCTTGATCCACTCCTCGATCTCGTCCTCGGACAGGTGCCCCTCGCGGGCCTGGTGCGCCTTGATCAACTGGTGCGTGATCGAGCCGGGCATGGTGACGGTGCCAGCCAGGATGACGCGAGCTCGGATGTTGAGCGGCAGGATGGCGTCGGTCAGAGTGCCCAGGCGCTGCTGCATCTGGTAGTCCGAGTAGCTTGCCTCGTCCGGCTCCAGGTCGTCCAGGATCAGCAGGTCCGGACGCTTGTCCTCGACCTTCATACCCAGGACGGAGACGTCTGCGCCTCCAGCTGCGAACACGAATCCCGACTGCGCCTGGTACAAGTCCTGGGTGTCGGACACGTTGACGTTGCCACGCCGCTTCAGGGGCTGGCACAGATCAGGGAAGTCGCGCTGGAGTAGCGCGTTGGTCTCCAGCTCGCGCTTGAACGACGACAGGTGCTTCTTGGCCTGCGGCCCGGAGTCGGCGAACGCCGCAACGAACGACACATGCCCGTGTGCAGCCGCCCACATCGGCAGGAGCTTGAACAGCCATGTGGACTTGCCGGCATCTCGGGGCGCGATGAAGGCGTCCCGCATCTCCGCCGGTCCGAACTGACCAGCGGGCTTCTCGCTCCACTCGCGCGCCTTCTCGCAGATCTCCCAGTGGAACTCCGACATGGAGATAACGCCGACATCGGACTCCGCCCCTTCGGCCAGGTCCTCCATGGGCGCAGGCATCTTGAGGGAGTTGGTCATGTACGTCAGGGCGAACAGCAGCGGCTCGTCCATCGTCAGGTACCGGCGTCCAGCCGATGTGCCCAGCAGGTGCCGCATCAGCTCCTTGTCGCCCTCGCAGAAGAAGTCCGCAACCTGCTGGAGGTAGTCTGCAACCTCTCGACTAATCCTCATCGTCTTCCCGCGCTCCCAGCTCGTTGCGCGCCACTTCAGCGCGCAGCACCGTTTGTGTGTAGTCAACAAGGCCCATGACCCGATGGTACGGAAGTCCACCTCCCATGGGCAGGATCATCATGACCGAACCGGCCGTGTCGCCCTCGTCGTCTATGGTCTGGACTCCGGCCAACGTCACGTACTCGGTCAGGATGCCTTCGGCCCCACGGAGCCGGAGCACTCGCTCAATGGCGCGCTCCAGCTCCGCGTACGCCTCTTTCTGTTCAGGATTCAGCCGGGGCATCCGTGACCGGAACCTGGATGAAGCGGGGCAGCTGCACCCCGAAGAACTTGAGCAGGTTGTCCAGACGCTCCGGCGAGGAGAGCTCCGCCTTCATGGCCTGGTAGTCCTGCTGCGCCTGGTACTTGGCGGCCTGGCGACCGTTCATCGCCTCCAGCGCCTCGGGCATCGAGGCGTACGGAGCGCGCGTGTTGTTCACCAGGTCCGAGCCTGCGGGCTCCTCGGCCGGAGGAGGCGTCCACCCCAGGGACACCAGCCAGGCCTCCGTCTTCTCGCCGACAGAGAACTCCACCTCGCTCGACACCGAGACTTCCAGATTCGCTTCAGCCATCGTTCTCGTCTCCCAGCTTGATCTTGTCCAGGCCACACTGCCCGTGGCGTCGGGCGTAGCCGATCGTCGTCTCGTCCGCGAGCACCAGGGCCACGGGCTTGTTGCATGTCGGGCACGGCACTCGACGCGCGATGAACAACTCGTCCCCGTTGGGCAGCCTGAAGGCCACGGCCTCCTCGATGCGCTGCCATTCCTGGACGTCCCGGTCGATGGTGTTCGGTGCCATGCCCAACATGTTGATCTCCTCCTCGGTGCGGCATACCCAGCAGCCACACTTCCTGTTGGACACGCAGTGGTGCGAGTCCATCCAACAACTGCTACAGGTCAGACGCGCTTGCGCTCCCTGCCCTTCCTCGCGGGCCACTTCAGGGTGTAGGACGCCTTGCTCGACTCGATCGCTGCGCCCTGCGTCTCCGCCTGCTTCCGTGTCGGGTACACCGTCCCGCTCGGACCCCATCGGTAGCCGTTCTTCACCTTCTGAACGGGCATGCTGCTCACCTCCCTCCGACTCAGTCATCATACCCGGACAGCGTGAGGAGCTCGCCCAGCATGTCGGTCAGCTCGGTGTTGCCGGCAAGCCGAGAGCGCAGCTCCACGACGAGCCACTGCTTGCGCGCCTCCGGGTCGAACCTGTACCCGCTCGCCCACAGGACCTTGGCCATCTCCTTGTAGTCCGGGCGCTCCCCGCCCTCGCAGTCGTGCTTGTCCGTCGTGGCTAGGCCACCGGCCACAGTCCGCACGAACTCCTGATAGCCCACGACAAGCTTGTCGCTCATGCCACCTCTCCGATCTCCAGTTCAGCGCCGAGTTGCGTGGCCTCGCAGCGCACAGCATCTCGACACTCCCATCCTTCGCCCTCTGCGTAGTCCATGAACGCCTCGTCGCGCTCACGCTCGCAGAACTGGCAGCGCCTCTTCACCACAACAGCGGCTGGCATCGTGGCCCGGTACGGACACAGCCCATCGGCACCCGCACTGTAGTGCGCCACCTCTCGCACGGTCACCCGGTCCGCGTTCCCACATCGTCCGCACGGCAATACTCCACCATACGCACGCGACAGGACCTTGTACCAACCACACGGGCACACGTGGCGATAGCAGGACATGCACACCTTACGCAGTCCCATAGCCACCCCGCTCTCGCTGCGCCCTACCACACGAGTGGACTTCCTTGCACTCCCACTCACGACCGACCCGCCTCATGCGGTCGTCCCGCCGGACCCGCTCGCACCAACGACACGTGAACCGCTTGTGCTTCGTCGACGAGTCAGCCAGCGAGCAGTAGCCGTTGCGATGCATCACCGCATGAATGGTGACGACGTGGCCACAGCGCGCGCACGGAAGCTGAACGCCAGTCTTCCGTCTTCCAGTCCAACCGCACCTCCCGCATCTGTGGCGCTTGCACTCCTTGCACCTGACCGACACCGTCCGCTCCCTTCGTCAATGCCCCCGATTCAGCCCCGTCCGCCGATTCTTTCTGAGTCGTAAGCCCCGAACCCGCTCCGACCCTTCCCCGGCTCCGCCCGCCAAACGATCTCTCGGCAAACGGCCACCGAGCGATTCAGCCCTCCTCACGCCTCACCACTTCGCCCTGGATCACGTGGCCAGCAGCCGAGTCGGGCGCACCGAAGAAGTGGTCCATGATCTTCTGAACCTCCAGCGCATCCGAGTCTGCATTCGACGTCGTCACTGCGATCTGGTGCGGCTTCTCCACCCCGGTCAGTCGCATCTCGCGGTCCAGAAGTCGAGTCCAGGCAGTCACTGCCTTGTCGTCACCCATCTGAACGCGCTTCCAGACCGCTCGCTTGGCCGTGGCAATCTGGTCCAGCAGATGCTGGCGATACGCATCAGCAGTCTCTTCGAGCTCGGGCTTGATGCGCTCCTCTATCCAACCTCGAACTGTTGAGATGGAGAGCGTGTCACCAAACTCCTCGTTCACGATCTCGGTGGTCTCACGCAGAGTGTAGGACTCCATGCGGAGCTCCATAGCCCGAGTGGTGACGGCGTCCCTGAACGTGTTCGTAATGTCCGAGGGCCGTCCTGCGCCCCTCCCCGGACTCCTTCGCTTCAGCCGACCCACTCTGGACACCACCTTAATTGAATGAACGTCATTGTCCACTTACCTTACGCCATCCAACAAGCCGGCATTCTGCATATCAGCCGCCCCTCAGAATCCCTCCTTTCCCTCCGTTCCCCTCCCACTTCCCCTCCCATTCCCCTCCGACTCAAACCCTTGTCTACCTGCGCTTCTTCTCTAATCAGAGGGGAAGAGGGGAAAAATGACGTAGAGCTCCGTGAGAGAGTAGGTAGGTAACCCAGAGAAAAACAACATAAAAGTAACCCTCGGCCTTAGCCCCGAGGACCAGACCTAAAAAGATATCTCCCGGAAAGAGAAGGGCCCTCTTCCCCCTTTCCCCCGCTCCTCCCATATATGCGCAGGTCAGAGCACATTTCGACACGGAGGGGCCGAGGGGGGCTTCTGAACCCCTCCCGCCCTCCGACCCACCGCCGGCATGCATAAACTCAGAATTCACCCAATTCACCAATTCCGAAACGCCCCAAGACCGGGTAAGGTAAGGTAGTTCCCTCGGCGTCAACCCCGATGCCGAAGCCAACAACAAGGAGCAGCAAAGTGGCCAAGAAGGTCGCAAGCCCCGAATTGCAGCGCCGCATGACCACCGCCATCGCGATGATCGGGCGCGGCGTCAACCAGTCCAAGCCCGACATGGAGGACGAGGGCCGACGCCTTCTCTCGCTCGCTCGCGTCGAGAGCGAGATCCTGCTGGGTCGCCAGTTCTTCACGAAGGAGGACCTGTCCTCTCTCGCAAACATGCTCTTCGACCTCGACGACGAGGACTACACCGCCGACGCAGTCGAGACCAACGCCGAGGCGCTCGCGCGCACCCGTACCGCGCAGCCCGACAAGGACGGCGACATCGAGGACCTGGAGCCCGACGAGCTCTAGCGCGTAGCCTTCTCAACGCGCACGTAACACCCGCACGACCCAGAACCACAGAGGAGGCATCCGTTGGCAACAGAGCCAACACGTCGGCGCAAGCGAGAGCGGATCAAGCTGATCACATACACGCCCGGTGTCCAGCTGGCTAAGTACTCTCCCCCGGCCAAGCCCACGGACGAGTGCGACTGCGACCGCAACACGGATATGCGCGTGTACGGCGAGCTGACGCACCTGTACCCGTACTACAACGCGGACGGCAAGCGGCTGTTCTCGCGCTTCCGGTACAAGATCCGCGTCCCTGGTGACTTCACCGGCAAGGTCGACAAGACGTTCCGGTACTGTCCGCACTTCGACCGCAAGTCGATGCACCACCAGAGCCTTCTGTACGGTATGCACAGGATTCAGGAGCTCGTGGCTCGCCGCAACCCGGCGGACAAGCTCTACATCCCCGAGGGAGAGGGCGACTGCGAGGCTGCGTGGGCGCTGAGCCACGTCTACGCCACGACAACGCACCTGGGCACCAAGTTCCCCGAGGAGGTTGCCGAACATCTCCGAGGCTTCAAGGGCACGGTGTACGTCATCGTGGACCGGGACCACCTTGACGAGAAGCACCAGAAGCGCTTCAATGAGGACGGAGTCGACTTCCCGGGCGCTGCAAGCGCGATTCGCAAGTTCCGATCGATCAAGGCCGTGGATGCCAGCATCAAGGTGTTCTTCCGCGAGGCCAAGACCGGCAAGGACTTGCGAGACCACCTCGAATTCGGAAGCCCCATCGAGGATCTGAACAAGATCAAGCTGGACGTCCTCAAGGCTCGCGCGCCCAAGGAGGCGGGCAACAAGCGCAGCACCAAGATGGTCCTGTCAGACTCCGACCTGCCCCAGGGACCGGCGATGCGACGGTTCATCAAGGCGCTGGAGGCCAAGGGGCACTATCTGGACAAGATTGCCGGCAGCAGATACAAGACCAATTGCCCCAACCCGCATCACGAGGACAAGAATCCCAGCTTCGAGTTTGAGCAGGGCGAGGGATGCGTCCGAATGTGGTGCGAGTCCTCTCAGGGACCTTGCACCGACCAGAGCGAGACGGGCCTGGCTGCACTCCTGGAGTATCTCGGTCTCAAGGGCCAGGACCTGTACGACAAGAAGCAGGTCAAGCAGCGGCCCAAGCTGGAGGCCGACCCGGAGAAGCAGGTCAACCCGACCGACTGGCCCGCGTTCCACCCGGCCTTCGAGGGGCACATCGGCGTCACCGCCAACAACGAGCCCAACGACAAGGGCAACGGCAAGCGGATGTTCGACCTGTACGGCAAGGTGTTCCGTCGCGTCACCAAGGGCAACGAGGGAACGTGGCGCACCTGGACAGGCACGCACTGGGGGCAGGACACCGGCGCGCTCGTCATGGCGGCCTCCTCCGACCTGACGGACTACATGGAGTTCGCGGAGGTGTTCGACTACAAGGATCCGGACATGCCGGCATTCCCGAGCGACTGGGACGTCCTGAACGCCTCCGGGAAGCCCTACAAGGCGCTCCTCGGGCGCTACGGAGCCCTCGCCCAGGCACCGGCCCAGACGATGGGCTATGCGGCCCAGAGCGCTGAGCACGCCGATTTCCTGGGCGACCGGCTGGCGTGGGAGCAGGCTGACGGCCTGTACCAGGAGACGCTCAAGTGGATCGAGAAGTGCAAGGATGGCGCGCGCATGCGGGAAGCCGTCCGTCAGCTGGAGCACCAGCCGGGCATCTCGGTCACTGAGGAGGACTTCGACAATGTGCGCGGCACGTTCTGTGTGCTGAACGGCGAGATCAACACCCAGACGCTGGAGCTCGGCCCGCACCGGCTCGAAGACATGAACACGCGCATCTGCCAGGTGCGCTACAACCCCGAGGCCACCGCGCCCATCTGGACCGGGTATCTGGCCACGAACCAGCCCAACGAGGAGACGCGCCGGTATCTGCAGAAGCTGGTCGGCTACGCCATGTCGGGCGACGGCGACCAGAAGCTGATCGCCTTCCTGTACAGCCGCGTCGGCGACACCGGCAAGTCCATCTTCCTCAAGGTCATCGAGAAGGTGCTCGGGAGCACCTACAGCGCAACGCTGGCCGAGGGAGCGTTGAGCAAGCGCCGGTTCGACACGGGCGGTCGCGACCCGGACCGCGACGCCATCAAGGGCAAGCGCTTCGTCGTGTCCAGCGAGCTCGCACCCAACGAGCCTCTGGACGAGCGCTTCGTCAAGCAGCTCACGGGTGGCGACGGCGTCTCCACGCGAGGCAACTACGCCGAGGGCAACAAGCGCTGGCAGCCCGAGTGCCTCGTGCTCGTCGCCACGAACCACCTCAGCCGGATCAACGCCGAGGACGAGGCCATCTGGAACCGCATCCAGGTCGTCCCGTGGACCGTGGCGTTCCCCAAGGGCCACCCCGACCGCGACGAGAAGCTGTCGGACAAGATTCTTGGTGAAGGCGGGTTCCCCGGCGAGGTTGAGGGCGTCCTGGCCTGGATGGTCGAGGGGCTCCGCATGTACCGCGAGGAGGGGCTGTTCCCGCCCGAGGAGGTTGCCAACGCCTCCATGGGCTACAGGACCGACGCGGACATCGTTCAGCGCTGGATCGTCCACGCCGTCGAGGAAGGCGACATCGAGGTCGGCGAGCACTCCGAGGAGAAGGACGGCGATCGCTACGTGGCGCAGGTCACGCCGCTCCACAGGATGTTCGAGGCCTGGTGCAAGGTGGAGCACGTCCTCAAGGGTGACGTGCCCGGCCTCAAGGCGTTCGGCAACCGACTGGAGGAGCTGGGATACGAGAAGAACCCCAAGTACAGGCGCGACCCGTTCAAGGGCCGTGCAGTCATGATCGGTCTCCGCATCAGCGCGGACGGCCAGCTCAAGCTCACAGTGGAGAAGTGACATGAAGATCGGCAGCATCACGCCCGTCCAGCCCGGCCTCAAGGTGTGCGTGCGCACTGAGTGGGAGAAGGGAAGCGGAGACTTCAAGGAGAAGTTCATGGAGTACGACGTCCTGGCATGGGCCGTCGTCGACGTGGACAACGACGGCAACGACCGCATCGAGCCGATGTTCATCGGCCCCGACGGCGTGCCGGTGGTGTTCTCGCAGCACCTGCACAACATCTGCGGTGAGCCGCGATTCTCGGACATGGACTTCGAGATCGATGACTCGGCCCTCGGCAAGTAGTCAGTGTGCGTGGTGTCCGTGGGACTGCCCAAGCCCGGAGGCGGCTGCATGCCGGCAGGACTCCAGGCCGGTGCCCGAGGTGCTTGCGGGCGTGTGCGACCCCGCGTGGCGCGGACGAGGTAAGCTTGTCCCAAGTCGCAAGACCGTGGACGTGATCCGCGACCTTGCCGACTACGAGGCTGCGACCAACAGCTGAGGACGCAACCTCACCAGGTTGCCGGCACGCAAGGCATAGGAGCCACACGACCACTGCGACCCTGTCGCCTGGTGCCGGCAAGCAGGAGGCCCGCCACCCCAACCGGGGCAGCGGGCCTCTTCTGCGTCTGTCAGTGGTCGTACTTGTAGGTCAGGTCCGACGTGGCCCTCTCACCACGCGCGTGCTCGACCTGCTCCAGCAGCTGGTGCTTGGTGTACTTCATGTACGACTCGGCCGCGCTGGCGTTGCCCTCCTCTGACGGGTACCACTTGTCGGCCAGGTACTGGGCCAGCTCGGCCTTGGTCATGTCGGCCGTGGGCTTGCTCATGCGTCCTCCTTGGGGACTGGGGCGGGCCACCTGCCCGCCCTCACAACAACAACTCTACCCTACTGTACACCAAGTCCGCTACCCCCAGCCGGCATGGACTTGGACGGACAGGACCGGCCCCGGAGGACCGGCCCCGCCCCACCCGCTAGAGCGGGTTGCCCTCGGGGTCGTGCAGGTGGCGGGAGAGGATCTCCAGCTCGTCCATCTGCGCTTCCCGACGGCGGGTCGCCTGCTCGATCTGGTACAGGGTCCAGGAGTCGGAGGGAGCTTCGGGGTTCGTGTTCTCTTCGTTGTCCATACTAGAACTATACCCCAACTGCAGTCCAAAGAAAACCCCTTTGGAGACTTTTCTTTTTGCAGTTCGTAGGGTAAGCTTCTCTTAGTCAACAAGCCCCAAGGAGGCTATCGTGTCCGCTCCCGTCTTCGTCCCGCTCTCCGCCCTCTACGTCCGCCTGCTGTCCGTTACGGCGCTGGCTACCTACTCCTGCGTCGACTGCCTGTCGCTGCCCGCTGGCCGGTTCTGTCTGTCCCACGTCTGCCTGGACTGCGGCCGCATGGCGCACCCGCACTCGATGGCCTGCCGTCGGACCGCCTGCTTCTCCCACCCGGACTGCTCCGGCTGCTAGTCGCCGGTCGGTGGCCCTGCCCTTCGGGGTGGGGCCTGCCGGCATGTCCAAAATCTCCAAAAGAATCTTGCCGGCATCTGAGTTGCAGAGTTGCTTTTCTGGACGCCAACAGGTATACTTAAACTACAAGGAAGGGGGAAGGTCCCCCGACCGGGAAGGCAAAATGTCCGACTTCAACGCCAAGGTCATCGCCGACTCCACCGACGACCCGCGCTACCCCGCCTCTGCTACCGGCCGCGTGGCCGGTCCGTGGGTGGAGTTCGACGCCTCCGTCCCCGAGTGCGGCTTCTCCTTCTGGGCGCGGCCCGACGGCGACTCCTACGTCACCCTGGACGCGGCCGACCCGTCGGACGGCTCGGAGCCCACGGCGGCCTACCTGGACGCTGCCCGCGCGGCGGACCTCCGGGACCTCGGCCTCTAGGTCGCGGCGGTGGCCCGGTCCCTCCTCGGGACCGGGCTGCCGGCATTTCAACAAGTTGTGCCGGAGGGGTTTCCATCTGGACCAATCTGGAGTAGACTTGGTTTGATGCTCAAAATCCACTGAGCCTGAAGCCGGCATGCCTCCAAAAGAATCTTGAAGAAAAGTCCACTGCAGGGTAGCGCGGACCTGCAGAATGGAGTATAGTTCTTACTGTAAGCGAGAGAACGCCCCAAGGAGGCAACCCGAATGACCGAGAACCAGCTCCCCAAGATCCGCATCGAGTACCGCGTCGGCCGCAACGGCTGGGCGACCGCCGCCTTCAAGACCGGCTACGGCGAGGACCGCCAGGTGCTGGAGGTCCGCAAGGTCCGGAACAACGCCGAGTCCCTGGCCAAGCTCTCCACGGAGATGAAGGGCAAGGGCTACCAGACGGTGCTGTGGGGCGCGGTGGGCACCGGCTACTGGATCGGCGAGACCTTCCAGCCCGACGCCAAGTAGTCAAATCCAACCGGGGTGGAGGGTAGCGCCTCCACCCCGCGTAGGGTATAGTTACTACTGTCAGCAAGTGAGAGCCCCAAGGAGGCCAAGATGTTCGACGCCGAGAACACCAACGAGGCGCTGATCGCCCGGATCCGCGCGACCCAGGAGATCGAGGGCACGGTCGAGGCGACCGGCCGGATCCGTGGCCAGTGGCACGAGGTCATCGAGCACTTCCCCGGCGAGTCCGAGGCCTACGCCTACTGGGCCGCGATGGACGACGTCAACCCGGTCGGCTACAAGATGATCGAGGTCCTGGACGCCGACCCCGACGCGATGGACCTGGACTACGCCCACCTGGTCGAGTTCGACGGCGAGATCTGACCGACCCGGCGAGGCCCGCTCTCCACTCCGGAGGGCGGGCCTCTCTGCATGTGGAGATGGCCATATGCCGGCATCTGGAGGTCCGCTGGGCTTTAACCTATGCGGCTCAGCCCTCCAGCCCCCTGCAGATGCCGGCAAATCCGATTCAACAAATCCTCAGAAGAGGGTAGCGCCGACCTCCAATCTGGAGTATAGTTACTCTCGTAAGGCAGGGAACGACCGAAGCCCCCAGGAGGCAACCGTGTTCAGCATCCGTTACAACCGCGCCACGAACCACATCGCCGGGATCGCCTGCAAGACCACCGGCCCGGAGACGGACCGCTCGGCCGAGACCGGGGTCGTGGCCTACTACGCCGAGAACGCCTGTGGCGTCCTGACCCGTGGCCGCCTGGCCCAGGGAGCCTCCTTCGAGGGCCTCCAGGAGGCGCTGGACGCCGCCCGCATCACCGGCGGTCGCAAGGTCTGCAAGACCTGCGAGAAGGCCGCGCTGGCCGCCATCGCCGCCGAGGCGGAGGCCTACGACAGCCTGGCCGACCAGGAGCTGTCGGACAAGTACGAGGACACCCCGGTCATCACGACCCAGGACAAGCCGGAGATCGTCGAGGGTGCCGAGCACCAGGTCGGCGACGAGCTGTACTTCCTGCCCGGAGCCCGCCCGCACGGCTACTGCATCCCTGCCGGCAACGTGGTGGTCACCAAGGTCGTGGACCACAAGCAGGCGACCGCCTGGGCACCCCGGTTCAGCTACGTGGTCCAGGTCCCCGGCGTGCCGGCAGCGACCCAGGGGACGGACGCCTCGGAGCTGCACAAGCCGGGCTCGGTCCCGGTCGACTACCGCGTCTGGGCGACCCACACGACGGCCATCTGCTCCGACTGCCGCAAGGCCGTGACCTACGCCAACTCCAAGATCGTGTCGGAGCCGATCGAGTACAAGAACGAGGACGGCTCGCCCAAGCCGGTCTACTACGGCATGCCGACCGTCAAGGAGCGCCGCGTCTGCGTCTCCTGCTGACCGAGGCAACGCCCACGGCCGCTTCCCCCACCGGGAGGCGGCCGTCTCGGCAGATGGCCATACAACAAGTTTCCCAGAAGGGGTTTACTCCAGACTCCAGATGGGGTATAGTTCTTAGTGTAAGGCCGACCGCGAGGGTCGGCCCCAAGCCCCCAAGGAGGGCACCATGGTCCACTCGGCCGAGCACGAGAAGCATCAGATCGCGATCGTCGTGTCGGTGCTGTCGTACGACCTCAACCGGCTCAACCCGGTCGTGCCGACCCTGATGAAGGAGAAGACCACCGACGAGCTGGTCGAGATGCGGGAGGACCTGCTCACCGCCATCGAGGAGCAGGTCGCGCTGGACGGCTTCTGGGAGGTCCCCGACCACATCGACGCCACGTGGCTGGCAACGCTGCTCCAGACGGAGCTCGGCGCGATCGTGGACGCCGGGGAGTTCCGGGGCGTCAAGGCGATCATCCCGGCCAACCCGATCGACACGATGCACTGATCGCACGCAGGCGAGCCCCGGTTCCCCAGCGGAGCCGGGGCTCTGCCCTTGCCGGCATGCCGGCAAAGAAATCTGCACAAAGGGGTAGCGCCCGGACTGCAGATGGAGTAAAGTTCTATCAACAGCCCGAACGAAGCCCCAAGGAGGCAGCCATGAGCAGCGACTACACGATCCCCGGTTACACGGTCCTCGGCGACGTGGACATCACGCAGGAGAACTACGACCTGGCGGGCGTCGCGATGCTGGTCATCAAGGACGAGACCGGCGAGCTGTTCTCGCTCAAGGCGACGGGGTGCGGCTGCGGCAGCTTCTCGCACTGCAACTGCGACATGTACGACGCGATGGTCCCGGAGAACATGGAGCTGGTGACCGACCTGGAGGCGACCGCGCGTGAGCTGTACGAAGACGTGGTCAACTCGGACTCGCCCGACGTCCCGGCGCTGCGGGCGATGCTGATCGTGGCGATCGAGCGGACGGGATACACGCCGCCCGCGCTGCCCCTGGAGGGCTGAGCACCTGCCGGCAACCGGCCCGCATCCCACACCGGGGTGCGGGCCTGAGGCAGTAGAAGGACTGCAAGAAATCTTCACTGCAGAGTAGCGAAACCGCTGCAGATGGAGTATAGTTCTTACTGTAAGGGAGAGCGCAAGGCTCTCCCCCGAGGCCCCAAGGAGGCCACCATGATGAACTCCGAGCGTACCGCCGCCACCGTCGAGCGCATCGCCCAGTCCGCCGCGCAGACCCTGCTGACCGTCCAGAGCCGGATCACCGCCTCCTTCGCGGCTGGCGAGCTGGTCCTGCCGGGGACGCTGGAGAACCTGCTGGAGGCGCAGGCCAACGCCGACCTGACCGCCAAGCTCCAGACCCGCTGGAACCGTGCCGGCATGCGCGCCATCGAGGAGTGGCTGGAGGACGCGGCCGAGGCCCTGATCGAGGGCAACGTCGGCGGCTCCACCTCCGCCATCCAGAACACCCGCGAGGCCTACGAGCGCAAGGCGATGCAGGCGGCCTACCGGGCGCTGGCTCGCTGCCGCGACTGACCGGCCCAACCCGGAGCCCCGCCCCTGACAAGGGAGCGGGGCTCCGCTGCGTTCTGGGGTCGTGCGCGTGGCTCGCTGGTCGTCTCCGTGGCGCGCAGCCCCGACCGGCCCAACTGGGCGCGCTCGCCCGCGAGAGGCCCGCAGACGGCCACGTAGCGACGCGCCGGGCCAGACTCATGCCGGCCTCAGGCTTTAAGAATTCTGAAAAAATCTTGGAAGAAGTTGCCGGCTCAACTACCTGAGGGTTTACGGTGAATGACCAGGTGGGCTGAGGGTAGCGGAGGTGTGCGACTTGGAGTAAAGTTCTACCTGTAAGCGAGAGGGCGGCGAGCGAAACTCCCGGGACGGCGACTCCAGCCGACGGTCGAGGCTCCACCCGAAGAACGCGAACACCGAGCAAGGCGGCCAGGCGACAGGTCGGTAGCAGCAAATGCAGCGTCGGAGACAGGGCACCGACCCTCCACAAGAAAACGGCAGCGAAGGTAGTAGCGCGCAACTCCTCGGGGACGGACGCGGGACTGGCTAGGGAGACACGGAACCAGCCACCCCACGAGAGAACATCCGAGAGGTTGGCAAGGCGCGAGGGCGGAGCGAGCAGGCGGAGCGGATGGTAGGTCCCACCGACGCCTGCGCAACACAATCAAGGCGAAACCTGCAGGTCGGATCACATGCCGGCTTGCAGGTCGGGCGCTGAACGGCGCTCCTGAGGAGCCTCACCAAGGAGGAACCACCATGGCACTGCCCAAGCGGACCCCGCAGGCGAGCAACCCGCCGAACGGAACCGGCCCCAAGGGACAGTCCAACACGGGCGGTGCGTCCGGTCCGATCGTGGACCGGCCGCTCCCGACCGAGTCCGACGGGCGCGACCTGATCCAGGTCGAGAACCCGCTCGGCACGCCTGGTCCGGACGAGATCCAGCGGTAAGCACGACGGCACCGGGGGAGCCCCCAGCTCCCCCGGCTTGCCGGCAAACAAGTTGCACTCCAGAGTAGCGAAACGGCTGCACATGGAGTATAGTAGTTACTGTAAGGCCGACCGAACGAGAGTCCCCAAGGAGGACCCCATGGCCCGCAACGAGAACAAGACCCCGAAGAACTACGAGGCGATCGCCGCCAAGGCTCCGACCCAGCTCCACGAGGACTTCGCCCAGTGGCTGTACGTCCAGACCGGCGTCCGGGTTGACCTGAAGACGGTTCAGCTGGTGACGGTCCTGCGCCACGACTTCCAGGCGAGCCCCGAGAACCAGCAGGCGCTGGCCGAGCGCAAGGCCAAGGCGGCGGCGGCCAAGAAGGCGTCGGCCGAGCGCAAGAAGGCCAAGCTGGAGAAGATGCTCGCCGAGATCAAGGGCGAGGCCAAGACCGAGACGGCTGAGCCGGTCGAGGAGGCCAAGACCGAGGAGCCGGGTCCGGTCCAGAAGCTGACGGTCCTGTACGGCAACGGCGAGCCCGAGGTCCACAAGTTCGGCTGCAACGACCTCAAGAAGTTCACCCGCGCCAAGGGCTTCACCAAGGAGACCGCCGAGGTCCGGAGCCACACCGAGCTGACCCGCCTGATCTACAGCGACATGATCGACTCGGGTGAGAGCAGCCTGGAGGACAACTACATGGGCTACGACCTGAAGCCCTGCTGCCCCGCGCTGGACAGCTAAGCAACACCCCAGGACGAAACCGCCCGGTCGCTACCACAGGACCGGGCGGTCTGCGGCTGTGTGGCCGTACTGACGAGTCCCCCAGGAGGATGTCATGGGTCTGGTTCCGCTGCCTAGCGACGACGAGGTCGTCAAGGCGTGGCGCGAGCACGGCAAGAACAACTCGGCGACGGCCCGCAGCTTGGGCGTCAACGAGAGCACGATCCGGAAGGTGCTGCTCCGCAACGGCCACAAGCCGCGACAGTACAAGCGGCTCCCGCTCCAGGGAGCGCAGCTGTACGGGGCGTACCTGAAGGAGGGCGGCGACTGCCACTCGGTCGGCCGTCTGGCGAAGCGCTTCGGCGTCAAGCCCCAGTCCGTCCGAGCGGCCATGCGCCGCTACCTCGACAAGATTGACCCGGTGTAATGGACGACGAACGCGACCTGATGGACGACGACAGCTGCCAGCTCTGCGACGAGGACGCGGACAACGAGATGGGGCTGTTCATCACCACCGACCGCACGGAGACCGTGTGGGCGCACGCACAGTGCGGCTACGATGCCGGCATGGACCTCGCATAACCAAGTCCCCAAGGAGGACAACGAGATGGACAACGACCGCAAGGCCGTGTACGAGTACCTGATGAACTGCGGACTGGTCGTCAAGATGTCGACCGCCGCGATCTTCGACGGTGTGGTCAACAAGGACTACGTCGTCATCCACAGCGCGCCCCCGCGCGTCGTGCGAGAGCTCGTCGGCTTCTGCAAGATGGTGTCGATGAGCGAGCAGGGGCTCCTCATCCCGGTGACCAAGCGAGAGAGCGAGTGATGCGAGATGTTCTTGATCGACTTGTTGGCCGACTTGCTCGGCGCGTTCCTGGACGCGCTGCGACCGAGCCGGTCCAGGCGGCGACGCCGTCGGTAGAGCGCAAGGAGCAGATCGCCGCGCTCATCCGGCGGGACTACCCGTTCATGAGCGAGGACTGCATCCGCGAGGTGCTCAAGGACCTGTAGGGCAAGGACGAAACCTCCGAAAGGAGGTCGGGTGCTGGATGGCACTCCTGACGAGTCCCCAAGGAGGATTCACCATGTACGACCGCAAGCATCGCATCCAGGTGGCGTTCGACGCCGCCACTGTCGCGGAAGCGACGGGCATCAAGCTGGACCCCGACACGTTCGAGGACCACCTGGAGTTCGCCACCGAGTACCAGCTGGCGATGTACCGGCTGGGCTCCCGCGACAAGCGCGACCAGACCCGTCCGCACGTCCGCGAGGCGCTGTCGTCGCGCTACTCCCTGATGGAGCTCCGCGCGCTGTTCCTGTTCGCCCACGCCGAGCACAAGGCGGAGATCGCCAAGGGCGGACGCCTGAACGAGCTGGAGCGCGGGGAGCTGTGGCTTCAGCTGGCCGACGACGACCTCGTCGAGTTCCCCGAGCGTGGCTGCGCGCCCGTCGCCACGAACAAGTCCATCACCGTCAAGTACGACAACTAGTCCCCAAGGAGGACAGCACCATGGTTCGAGGCAAGAGCAACACCGGTTCGTCCCGCATGTCGGTCGAGCCGAAGGTCGTCAGCTTCCTGCGCATGAACGCGGGCATCGTGGTCACGCTGGACGACATCATGGGCTACCTGCCCTCCGGTGCCAACCCGGCGTCCGTCCGTGGCGCGATGCGTCGGCTGGTCGAGGGCGAGGCGATGGACATCACCGTCGTCAGCCGGGGCAACAGCTGGAGGCTGGAGAGCCTGTCCAAGCCGGACACCTCGGAGAAGGCCAACCCGAATGCCGGCAAGTCCCTGGGCCTCTTCGAGCAGGTCGGCGAGATGCAGGACGGAAGCCTGGTCGTGCGCGACGAGGACAACCGGCTGTACGCGCTGAAGGCGCTCTGACAGCCCCGTAAGGCCCGCAGGAGCCCCGGTCGTCCCCTTGGGAGGCCGGGGCTCCGATCTCTCGGCAGACGCCCATACAACGACGAGCAAGGACAAGCACCATGGACGTGTACGTAACGGCGCGAGGCGACTCGTACCACCAGACGGCTGCATGCCGGCAGATCGTGGCTGGACAGGAGGCAGCACGGCGCAACGGCAACGAGGTGCACCCTCCGCGCCGCATGACGCTGGAAGAGGCGCAGGACTGGAAGCCGGTCACCAAGTGCCCGAGCTGCTGGATCCCCAAGCAGGCCGAGCCGCTCCAGGACATCTTCGACTCCGTCGAGGTGCGGTACACGATCGGCTTCGGACCGGCCGCCACGACTGCTCAGGGCTGGCTGATGATCCCGCGCCAGCAGTGGCTGGCCATCCTGCCCGAGGACCGCGACGAGTTCGTCCTGGACATCATCCGGAAGCAGGCTGCACAGCAGCTGAACATCTCCTACCGCACGATCGAATAGCCCGATTCGCCCTGAGAGGCCGGCATGACACCGATACGCGTCGCACTCATGCCGGCCTCAGGGTTCGAAAATTGTCAGAAAAAGTTTTGGGAAGTTCGCACATGCTTCTACCTGCGCAAACGCGGTGAATGCCCAGGTAGATGGGTTGTTGCCTTCCGCCCGGATCTGGCGCATAGTTCTACTCAGGAAGCGACGAGGGCAAGGAACGAACTCCCCGGATGGCCGGTCTGGCCGAGGGTCGAGGTTCCGCCCGAAGACCGCGAACCCGAGCAGGACAGCCAAGAGAGACGGCTGCGATCGCGCACAGGACTTCGGTCCTGGCCGCTGACTCTAGACAGGAGCCGGACTCCTCAAAACCGGTAGTTGCGAGCGAAGCGACTGGACTTCCCGAGGACGGGCAGCCGACACCCACTGCGGGCGTCGGAAGCGCACACAGCCGGGCGGTACTGAAAGCTGCTAGCGAGCGACGGAAGCTGTCCTCTTCAAGCCTGGGTCACGTGAGAAACTCCGATGAGCACCCTCTGGCCAGGAAGTCGAAAGGGCGGCCGGTCTGCCGGCAACCGCACTCCGCAAGGAGGAGATGCCGGCACGCAACAAACAAGGACGAAACGAGCCCGCTGGGAAGCGCTGCTCGTCCGCCGGTGGATGCCGGTGCCGATGAGTCCCCAAGGAGGAAACACCATGGCCGAGAACAACACCCCCAGCAAGAAGACCTTCGCTGAGCGTGCGGCTGCCGAGCCCACCGAGCTGCACAAGCAGTTCGCGGACTGGCTCAAGGAGAAGACGGGCGTCGACGTCGACCTGAAGACGGTCCAGCTCGTTACCATCATGCGGATGGACTTCCAGTCCTCCGAGGAGAACCAGAAGGCTCTCGCCGAGCGCAAGGCTGCGGCCGCCAAGAAGGCGGAAGAGGCCAAGGCCCGGAAGCTCGCCAAGCTGGAGGCGGAGCTCGCCAAGCTCAAGGGCGAGACCGCCGCCGACGAGCCGAAGCCCGAGGAGCCCGCCGAGGCCCCGACGGCGGAGGCCGAGCCCACGGGTGAGGCGGAGGCCGAGAACGGCGCGGAGACGGCCACCGAGGCCGCCGACGAGCCCAAGGCGGAGGACAAGCCGAAGCAGCCGGTGCGCCGGACGCGTCGGACCGCCGCCAAGAAGTAACACCCCACAGACGGCCCTGGCCCAGAGGAGACCACGAGTCCCTCGGGCCAGGTGCCCTGCGACCAAGGACGAAACGCCCAACCGGGCGTCCGGCGCTGGATGGCGCTGCTGAGGAGTCCCCAAGGAGGATTCATGGACCAGGTGCACATCATCTGGAAGGTTCTCGTCGAGGAGGACCGCGAGGAGATCGTGGCCGTCTTCACCGACGAGGGCAAGGCCAACGACGCGATCAACCGGCTCCGGCTGCGCGACGAGGCCAACGACGAGGTTGACTACAACCTCCGGCCGTGCAACACGGACCCGACGCCCGACATGCTGGAGCTCCCCAAGACGCTCCGCGAGATGGGCTGCGACGAGCTGCTCAAGTCGGCCTACATCGAGCTGGCCAACAACGGCAAGATGTACGTGCCCCTGTGGATCAACCCGGCGTGGCTGGTCCACGAGCTCAAGGCCAAGTACAGCATCGGCATCGACTTCAAGGGTCGAGAGATGAAGCTGGTCTCCAAGGACGAGCAGCGTCGTCGCAGCGAGTTCGGCATCGCCGACGAGAACGCCCCGAGCGACTTCGGGACGGACGACGGCGGGTTCGTGGAGACGACGCAGTACTGATGGGCAAGTGGTCGCGGGACGAGGTCATCACCGGCCTCGTCCTGCTGGCTGTGTACATCCTCTGGACGTGGCTAAGGTAGGAGCACAACGTGAACGAAGAGCAGGACGTCTGGGTCACCGAGGAGCCGCCACAGATGCCGGCAACCAACCCGGCGGTCAAGCCGCTGTGGGAGGCTCTGGGCTGATGGCGAGCTACATGAGCAACTGGTGGAAGAAGCACGACATGGACCGCGATGGCAAGGGCTGCTGCCTGATCGCCACGGCCGTCCTGCTCGGAGCGTTCCTCGCCGGTGCAATCATCGTCGGTCTGCTGCTGTGGACCATCTTCTTCTGATCCCTCAACCTAGGACGAAACGCCGTGAGGCGTCCGCCGGTAAGGTACCGGTGCTGACGAGTCCCGAGGAGATTCGCACATGTCCGACAACACCACCAACCCGATGCTGGCCAAGATCCAGGGCCTGCTCGACACGTATCAGTCGCTCACCGACACCAACCCCGAGGGTGCGCAGGCATACCTCGACAAGGCCGAGCAGCTGATGCAGAAGTACGCCGTTGACGAGGCCATGCTGAGCGCCGCTCGGCAGCTCGCCGGGGGCATCGTCGAGGAGCCCGACCAGCGCGTGATCACGTTCATGCCGGCAAACGACAAGCTCGGCAACCAGTGGTACAACCTGATCATCGCGGTCGCCAAGCACTACGACTGCGAGTTCTTCGGCTGGACCTCCGGCACGGGTTACCTGGTCGGCTTCCCCTCGAACATGGACCTGGTGGAGATGGTGTACACCTCCCTCCGCCTCCAGGCCCTGCAGAAGCTCGACCCCAAGCCCAACAAGCGCAAGTCGTTCGACGAGAACGTCTACCTGCTCCACGAGTCGGGCATCAAGTGGCAGACCATCGCCCACCTGATGAACCAGGCGTACCACGAGGAGAAGGAGCTCGGTCGTCTGGACCGGCTGGGCATCCCGGAGGACACCGACCACACCTGGAACTTCCGCGTCGACGAGAAGACGGCCGGTTGGCAGGAGGTGCCCTGGGACGAGAAGCGCAAGGACGGTGGCAGGCTCATCAAGGCGTGCAAGCGCTGGGCTGCCGAGATCGGAGAGCCCTACCGGGCGGTGCAGTCGCCGGTCACCTTCCAGCGCTCCTACGCGCAGGGCTTCCTCAACGAGGTGCGGGACCGGTTCGCTCGGCTCCGCAAGTACCGCGAGGACCAGATCAAGTCCACCAACGGCGCGGAGCTCGTGCTGTTCGACCGCAACAAGCTGGTTCAGGACGCGATGGACGCGCTCAAGGCCAGCATGGGGCACAAGGACGGCAAGGGGTACCGGCAGCGCATCGTCGGCGAGGCGTACTACCGAGGCCAGGCCGACGGTCGCACGGCGGACATCGGTCAGGACCGCATGGGTGGTCGCAAGAAGGAGATCGGCTGATGCGATGCGGGAACTGCAAGGGTGAGCACGACAGCGTGGCGAAGGTCAAGCGATGCTTCGCCACGAAGGAGGGGCAGCCGAGCGAGAAGCAGATGTCGCTCGCGCAGGCTCTGGGTCGTGAGAAGGTGCGCCTGGCCGAGTACCAGGGGATGAGCGAGGAGGACTACCACCTCGCCATCGCCGGGCTCGGCCGCAAGGCCATGGGAGAGTTCCTGACCAAGATGCTCAAGCAGCCGAATGCCGGCATGAGCAGGGACGAGCTCTTCGCCAAGGTGCAGAACGGCAAGTACGCGCTGCGCAACGAGGACGACGAGGACATCCGGTTCTACGCCATCGGCGGGACGCGACACCGCATCCTGTGGGAGCTGACCGGTGCCCCTGGCGACTTCAAGATGCAGCGCATCTACAGGCCCGAGAAGATCCTCAAGCGGATCGCCGACGACCCGGTCGCCGCGTTCGCTCTGTTCGGCCTGAACGTCGGGACGTGTGGACGGTGCGGCAGCCCGCTGACCCAGAAGCACACCCGAGAGCGCGGCATCGGGGACACCTGCTACGCCAAGCTCACCGCGTGACGCCGTAGGTTGGCGCGTAAGGGCTCGGCGTGAGCGCGTCGGGCAAAGGTACTCGGGGCGGCCCCGCGATCGGCGAGGGCTCAGATAGAATCGGTTCTCGGAGCCGCCCCGGCTCACCCCATCGGTCGGAGGCCGAACATGAGATGGAATGAAGTCCCGGACGGAACCACCTTCTCCATGTCCAAGGACACGGCGATGGAGCTCCGTGCCGGCAAGCCCAAGGCGTTCGGTGCTGGCATCATCTGTGGCGCGGTGCTGACGCTCGTGCTCCAGAGCTGCGGCTCCGACGACGCGGACAAGAAGCAGCCGGACCCCAAGCCGGGTCCGGCCGTCACCACTCCCCACAAGCCGACCACCGGCAACTAGCAACAAGAGAGCGAGCAAGCGACATCATGAGCGAGATCGGACTCGTCGGAATCCTGGTTATCCTCGGCCAGCTGGTCGCGGGTATCAGCACCGGATCTGCGGCCCTCTGGGTCCAGCGCCGGTTCTTCCTGCACCCCGACGAGGACCAGTCCTTCGCCATCCCGGGGACGGTAGCGTTCTTCGTCTCGGCCTACTACTTCTGGATGGTGATCACGTATGGCCCCACCTCGTGACGACTGGAACAAGGTCTGGCTCGGCGTTGCTCGCGCCGTGGCGGGTCGCAGCTCATGCATACGCGATCAGGTCGGCGCGGTCCTTGTCGTGGACAACGAGTTCACGTACATCGGCTACAACGGTCCTGCCTCGGGCAAGCTGAACTGCGACCTGGGAGGCTGCCCGCGAGGACAGCTCACCAACGAGCAGCTCCCCCACGGGTCGCCGTTCAACGGCTGCGTCAAGTGTCACGCGGTGCACGCGGAGATCAACGCGCTCCGCAAGTACCTCAAGCACTATCGTGTGGTGACTCCGAACGTCATGCTGTACTCGACGCGGAAGCCGTGCGAGCAGTGCGACATGGACCTTGAGTACTTCGGGTTCATGCGTGACCAGATCGTCTGGGAGGACTGATGCCGGCACCCAGGGTCCACATCGAGCTGGACGACAAGGGCGAACGCATCATCCTGCGGAGCCCGTTCTTCCCCGGCGTGGCCGAGATGTGCAAGGAGATCCCAGGCCACAACTGGTCAAAGACCAAGGGGTGTTGGACATACCCGGTGTCGCTCCAGGCATGTCGCCACATGCGCCACGTCTTCACCGACATGCTCGTCGTCGGCAAGAGGCTGTCGTCATGGGCCAGGCAGGCCATCGCCGAGGAACAGGCGATGCGGGACCTTGGGAAGCTGGCCGACATCGAGCTGGACCGCCTGCACGAGATCCTGCCCCGGCTGGCCATGGCGATGGACACGAGGACCTACCAGCGTGTGGGTGCATCGTTCCTCGCCAACCAGCCCAACGGCGGTGTCCTGCTGGCGGACCAGCCCGGTCTGGGCAAGTCCATCCAGACGCTCGGAGGCATCGTTGAGCGCGGCCTTGAGGTCGGCCTTCACCTGATCGCGTGCCCGGCGACGGCGATCCGGATCACATGGGAGAAGGAGGTTCGCAAGTGGACCGACTTCCGAGTGTTCCCGGTCACCGGCTCCGCCACGCAGAAGCGGAAGGCTATCGAGGCCGCGCTCCTCGCACCCGAGGACGAGCCCCGGTTTGTCGTGATCAACCCCGAGACGACGCGCATCAAGATGGGGCGCTGGTGCTCCAAGTGCAAGTCGTTCGAGGAGGACTTCGCAACTCCTCAGGAGGACATCGACCACAGAGAGGCCGGACACAAGACCGCGCCCAAGCCGTACGTCGTCCAGTTCCCGGAGTTCTTCGAGCCCAGCTGGACCTCAATCATCGTCGACGAGTCGCACCGGTTCCTGTCTGGGATCAAGGGTGCACACTCCAAGACGCAGATCGCAGAGGGCCTGTGTCGGCTGAAGGTTGACGAGGACGGGCTGAAGGTGGCCCTGTCAGGCACGCCCATCAAGGGCAACCCGGTCAACTTCTGGGGTGTGCTCCACTGGCTCGACCCGAAGCAGTACTCCTCCAAGTGGACATGGGCGCAACAATACTTGGAGGTCAACGAGACCCGGTTCGGACAGAGCATCGGCGGGCTGAACCCGGCTCGTGCGGAGGCTCTGTACCGATCGCTGGACTACGTGATGCTGCGTCGGACCAAGGGCGAGGTTGCCAAGGACCTCCCGCCCAAGCAGTACATCGAACACTGGTGCGAGCCGTCTCCTCAACAGGCTAAGCAGTATGAGGAGATGGCCCTGATGGGCGAAGCGATGTTCGGCGAGAAGTCGGTCAGCGCAACGGGCGTCCTGGCGGAGCTTACCCGGCTCCGACAGATCGCCACGGCCTACCAGGGTGCCGACGGCCCGATCATGGCCAAGAGCTGCAAGTGGCTGTTCCTTCTTGAGCTGTTGGAGGAACGTGGCCTGGTCGGGACAAGCCGGTACAACAACGGCACCAAGTACGTCATCGCCTCCCAGTTCGGGCAAGTCATCAACGCCATGGAGGCAGAGTTCCGCAAGCTGAAGGTGCCGACGCTCAAGATCACGGGCGACGTCACGCCGAAGCAGCGCCTGGCAGCACAGGCCTCGTTCCAGTCCGAGGGCGGGCCACGCATCATGCTGCTGAACACGATCGCTGGTGGCGTAGCGATCGACCTCGACGCCCACTGCGACGAGTTGTTCTTCATGGACGAGACGTTCGTGCCGGACGACCAGGAGCAGGTCGAGGACCGCATCCACCGTGTGTCCCGTATTCACCAGGTGTCCATCCACTACCTCTACGCCAAGGGTAGTATCGACGAGAAGATCGCCGGGATGAACATCTCGAAGGATCAGATCCAGAAGCGAGTGCTTGATGGCCGGAGAGGAGTGGAGTTCGCACTCCGAATGCTGAAGGAGCAGTGATGGACATTCGTGAGATCCTGTTCGTCATGGTCATGACCGGAGTTCCGGCCGCGATGGCGGGACGGGCTTACCGGGTCGGCTACCAGCAGGGACGCACGGAGGAGCGAAGGCGACAGGAAAGGCGTCGCAGGTACTCCAGCGGAGCCAATTCAGCAGAACGACGTTGACAACCCCGGCACGGCGAATTTCAGGTATAGTTGGTCGTGCCCACTCATTCGATATGGAGCGAATCCCATGGCTGACGCCGAAGAGAACACCGAGCGCTACACGAAGCTCGTCGACAAGGACCCGACGGAGCTGCACGAGCGCTTCGCCGACTGGCTGGTCGAGAAGACCGGCTACGAGGACGTGGACCTCAAGTCCGTCCAGCTGGCCACCGCGCTCCGCATGGACTTCCAGCGCTCGCCCGAGAACCAGGAGCACCTCGCCGAGCGCCGTGCCGCCGCCGAGAAGGCCGAGGAGGAGCGCGAGGCGCGTCGGGAGGCTCGCGAGCAGAAGAAGCGGGACGAGGAGGCGGCCAAGGCCAAGAAGGCGGCTGCGGCCAAGGCCAAGAAGGCCGCGCCGGTCGAGGCCGACGAGGACGAGGCGGAGGAGCCGCCCGCGAAGCCGGTCAGCCGCCGTCGCCGGGGTGCCAGCACCGCCGCCGCGAAGAAGGCCGAGCCGGTCGCCGAGGAGGCGGAGGAGGCCGAGGAGCCCGCCGCCAAGCCGGTGTCCCGCCGTCGCCGCCGTCCGGCCGCTGCCAAGCCCGCCGCCAAGAAGGTCGCGGACGTGGACGACGACTTCGACGAGGACGACCTCGGCTGATCGTCTGCCGGCAACCAGCACCAACCAGCACAACCCCGAGGGGGACCAGTCGACACCGGCCGGTCCCCCTCGCACTTCCCCGGAGAGCACAATGCAGATCTTCCTCCTGATACAGGACCCTGAAGGACCCCGCACCAGAGTTCGTGGCGTGTTCACGACGGCCGACAAGGCCAAGAACCACGACCGAGAGCTCAAGGGCGGTTGGGAGTCCGGCCCGAGCATGGGCTGGCACGAGACCAACCGGGGCAGCCTGACGGGCGCGCACCACATCGTCCGTCCCGCCCATGCCAACGAGGAGCTGGAGCTGTATGCCCATTCAGATGCTGCGGACGTCTGAGCGAGGAACCTTCAAGGAGTGCCCTCAGAAGTGGCAGTGGTCCACCAACGAGGGCCTGGCAGCCAAGCGGGACTCGAACCCGCTCTGGTTCGGTCAGGGTATCCACATCGCTCTTGCCGAGTGGTATCGGAAGGGTGCGGAACGGGGACCGCATCCGGCTGACACCTGGGAAGACTTCTGCGCCGACGAGGAGCGCTACATCCCGACCGAGTACGACGAGGATGGAGCGAAGTTCGTCGAGGCCAAGGAGCTCGGCATCGCGATGATGGAGGGCTACGTCGACAAGTACGGCGAGGACGAGCACTGGGACGTCATCGCCACGGAGCAGACGTTCCGACTCCTCATCGCCGACCCGCGATACAAGCCGGAGCCGGGTGGCAAGCTCAAGGCGCTGGTTCGGTACGTGGGCACCTTCGACGGTGTGTACCGAGACCTGCGAACCGGCGAGATCTTCCTCATGGAGCACAAGACGGCTGCCGGCATCAGCACGGCGCATCTGCCGCTCGATGACCAGGCCGGTTCATACTGGTACGTGGCGACGCGTGTTCTCCGCAAGCAGGGTCTCATCGGGCCACGCGAGTCCATCGCGGGCATCCAGTACAACTTCATGCGCAAGGGGCTGCCGGACGACCGGCCGACCAACGAGCGCGGCGAGGCCCTGAACAAGAACGGTTCGGTGTCCAAGAACCAACCGGCTCCCCTGTTCGTCCGAGAGGTCGACTGGAAGTCGGACGCGAACCGGCGCAACATGGAGCGTCGGATCCAGGACGAAGCGCTTCACATGGAGGCGATGCGCAACGGCACGCTTCCCATCTACAAGCGACCGCAGAGGGACTGCTCCTGGCGATGCGAGTTCTACAAGATGTGCATGCTCGACGAAGCAGGTGCGGACGTAGAGGAGTACAAGGAGGCGGTCTACAGGATTCGGGACCCGTACGGGGACCACCGAGACACGAGGAAGGCAGCATGAGGAGCGTCAAGGACGCTGGTCCCGAGGAGGTCAACCGGATCCGGCGTAGGGTTGGCCGGGCGCGACTGTGGGAGCGGATCTCGCAGGAGGACCACGACTACATCCAGACGCGGCTCGACGAGGTTGAGCAGCGAATGCGAGACATGGAAGAGGAGGACGATGGCACGGCCTAAAGCCATCCGATCTGTGAAGGGCCAGAAGGCGTTCATCCACATGGCGCTGGTGGCCGACGCGGGCTGGGGCAAGACGGTGTTCGGAGGTTCGGACGAGGGCGTGCTGTTCCTCACGTGCGATCCCGAGGGCACCATCTCCGCCGGTGCGATGGGCAGCTCCGCCGAGGAGTGGCCGATCAAGACCTACAAGGACCTCGACGAGGCATATCGCTGGCTGCGGGACGAGGGCCACGCCGAGTTCAAGTGGGTGTGTATCGACACGGTCGGCGGAGCCCAGCGGATCCTCCAGAGGTCCGCGCTCGACGCCTCGTACGCCGCACAGCCCGGCAAGCGCGATCCGGACGTTCCGTCCATGGACGTGCACCAGAAGGCGCAGATCCAGACCATCAAGTTCATCATGCAGTTCAACGACCTGCCGATGAACACGCTCTTCACCGCGCACCCGATGCACCTGGAGGACGGCGAGGGCGAGCCCTACATCCTCCCGTACGTGCACGGTGGCCGTGGCGAGGTAGCCCAGCAGGCCCTGGGGCACATGAACGTGGCCGGGTACGGAATCATGGCGGAAGACGACAACGGTCGTGAAGTCCGCCGTGTGTACTTCCGGAACACCGGTCCGTACCGAGGCAAGGACCGATTCAACAAGCTGCCCCGGTACATCGACAAGCCGACGCTGGCAGGCGTCCGCGAGATCATCGAGGCTCCTGCCGCACGGCCTGTCCGCAAGACGGCGGCCAAGAAGACCACCGCTCGCAGCACCACCCGATAGAGGAGAACTCAGCACATGGCCAAGATGAAGTTCGGCGTTGGCAACAACGTCTCCACGGACTCCGGCTTCACCCCCTACGAGGGTCCGCTGCCGAAGCCGGGCACCATCTACCCGGTGGTCCAGAAGGCCGCGACCATCCGTCTGACCGGCCCCAACTCCAAGTCCCCCGGCACCCCGTACATCAACACGATGTGGGAGATCGAGTCCGGCGAGTGCAAGGGCTTCACCGCCTGGCACCGCCTGATCCCCGGCGAGCACGAGATCCAGCAGACCCGGATCGCCCAGTACATGCAGGCCGTCTGCGGCAAGAACATGGCGGACGTCGTGCACGACGAGGTCGAGGACGGCGGCAAGGTCACCAAGATCGGCGGCCGCAACCCGGTCGGCGTCAAGGCGGGCATGACCTTCCAGCGCAAGAAGGACACCCAGAACGCGATGGAGGGCGAGGAGACGCCCTGGATCGCGGAGGCCGCCGACATCATCCCCGGCTGGAAGCCCAAGTCCAAGGTCGAGGCCGAGGACGAGGCGGAGCCGGAGGACGACGACGTCGAGGACGAGATCGAGGACGACGAGGACGTCGAGGAGCCCGAGGACGAGGAGGCGGAGGACGACGAGGACGACTCGGACGACGACGCCGACGAGGACGAGGACGAGGACGAGGACGACGAGGAGGACGAGGACGACTCCGACGAGGAGGAGGCCGACGGCGTCCCCTACGAGGAGGCCGCGAAGATGTCCCTCGTCCAGCTGAAGAAGCTGGCCAAGGACAACGACTACGAGGACTCCGACCTCACGGACTACAAGGGTCCGAAGGGCAAGAAGGCCCTCCTGGCCCAGCTCGTCGAGGACGAGATCGTCGCGTCCGAGGGCGAGGACGAGCCGCCGTTCTAACCGGCGCGCGTCCCGTCCCACCCAGAGCGGCCCCGAGAAGCGATTCTCTGGGGCCGCTCGCTGATTGGCACGCCGGGGTCGGTCAAAGGGGCCGACCCCGCTTCCCGGAGCCCTTACGCGGGCTCCTACCGATTCCGGGCTGTCTGGCCCGGAGAAGGAGCTGGACACAATGGCAAGTCTCGCCAAGGAGCCGTACGTCACGCCCGTCGTCGAGGTGGACTACTCCGCCCTGACCAACCTGGAGCCGGACGGCAGCGAGAACGACCTCACCGGCGTCGACGTCCTGGAGATGGGTCTGGGCTGGGACAAGTCGACCGGCGGACACGGTGGTGTCGTCGGCTGGCTGAGCCGGAAGGCGGGCTCGGACCTCGACGGGAACGCGGTCTTCTACACCGCGCCGCAGAAGCCGATCAAGTACCTCGGCTGGGACGAGCTGGACTCCTTCGCCAACGAGCCCGCGCACGCCGGTTCGGCCGTCCACACGGGCGACAACCAGACCGGCGAGGGAGCGGGCGACGACGAGACCATCCGGATCGAGTTCGCCAAGCTGCCGCCGCGCATCAAGAAGATCGTGCTGACGGCTGCCGCGTTCAAGCCGGGCTCGTCCATGAAGCGGGCCAAGAACATCACGGTCACGCTGTACGACTCCACCGGCGGAACCAAGACGCCCGTGGCGTACATCGAGCCGTCGCTCCTGCGTCCGAAGAACACCATCGGCTGCGCGGTCCTGACTCGACAGCCCGCCACGCCGGAGAAGCCCGAGCACTGGACGCTCCGGGTGCTGGACGCGTCGGTCGACGTCAAGCAGGGCGACCGCGACGACTTCCTCGTGAAGAACATGCAGTTCTGATCATCCCCTGAACGTCGTGCCCCGGCCTCCCATCAGGGAGCTGGACGCAGCCGGGGCGCGGCCTTGAGGGAGGTGGACATGTATTACAAGATCGACCCGCGAGAGGGCAGCCTGCCCAAGTGGGTTCAGGACCACATCAACTCGCTGCGAGGATCTATCCGGACCTTGCAGAAGGCACTCGAACAGGACGTGAGCGACAGCAACACCTTCCTTCAGGGACCGCACGAGGTCGACAACGAGGCGCTGGGCAAGAGCCCGCGCATCATCTTCAAGGTCCCCACGGGCAAGGCGTGGGGCGACGAGTTCAACGTGCATGTCGAGGGCGACACGCTGAAGATCTACGCGGCCACCACCGTGCTGGTCAAGCCGACGTCCTCGAACTGTCTTGAGATCCGCATGGAGGACAGGCGGTGAGCAAGTCCAAGTACAGGTGCTTCAAGCCGGTCTGGCGTGACGAACGTGGCCAGGTGCGGGCATCGGTCGTCTCGTACAGCGAGGACGGAGCCAACGACCGCGCTGATGAGTTGGAGGACCAGGGCTTCGAGATCATCGACGTCGTGGAGCACAAGCCCGGCGTCTCGTGCGACGAGGTGGAAGGATGGTTCAAGTGACCGACGCGCCACGCATCATCTGGTGGCTTGACCCGCGTCCGACGCTGACGCTCGACTGGCTGATGGACGACCAACTGGCCGACATGGTCAGGGTGTTGGGAGCGGCGCACAGCCGACTCGAAGGCGGGGCTGAGAAGTTGCCGGCAGCGGAGATGGGATGGCGAGACAGCCACCTCGCGCTCTGCGTGTACGGCTCGCTGGCCTGCCAGGAGATGCGGCTCAACCGCTACGACGACCCCGGCTGGTTCTGGCTCTTCGCCAACGCTGGCAAGGAGCTCGTCCGCCTCGGAGCCACGTTCGAGATGCCGGCATGGTACGAGGACGAGGACCTGATCAAGTCGCACTGGTCGACCGCGCTCCGTCACAAGGCGGTCGTGGTCGACATCAAGGTACCGTGGGAGGAGGTAGACGAGTACTGGCCGACCCTGTGGCCCGTTCCCGCCGAGGATGATGGCTACGAGCTGCGTGTGAACAAGTCCGACAAGGCCGCGATGGAGGTTGACGACCTCTGGCTTCCGGACGACATCAGACAGAGGGTGGTGAACCTGTAATGCCGAACATCCAGCCTGAGGCTCTGGAATACCTGAAGATGCGCATCAAGAGTGCTAAGGACCAGGGCAACATGGATCTCGTGAACGCGCTGCTGGACCTCTGGCTCGACCATCAGGTCATGGCGGACGACTTCGACGCGGAGGCTTGGGGCTTCAACCCCAAGCGGTGGGCCGACCCCAGGGACTTGGCCATGTTCAAGAGGATGCCGCACCCCGGCCTCTCGGTGCTGAAGCGGTGAGCCTGGTCTGCTGCCTGCCGGCAGAGCCCGGATGCACGTGCGAGAAGCTCCAGCCGTGCGGCGGCGTCCACGTGATAGACTCCCAGTGCGTTCCGCACGCACGAGCGGGAGCAACCCGATCTCGGATCCACGAGGTCGGAAGGAAACCGATTGAGACAGTGGAGAGCCCGTGAAGGTCTTGATCCTGGGATGTGGTCCGGCCGGTCTGATCGCGGCGCATGCTGCGTACAACCGGGGCGCGAACTTCATCGTCATGTCCAAGGCTCGCAAGTCGTTCATGAACGGAGCCCAGTACCTGCACGCGCCGATCCCCGGCGTGTCGCTGGCCGACCCGTTCGAGATCAACTACGAGCTGTCGGGCGACGTGGCCGGTTACCGGGACAAGGTGTACGGCAAGGACAGCGGGGTGGAGGTCAGCCCGGAGTCGCTGCTCGGCCGCCACCTGGCCTGGGACATCCGCGAGGCGTACGACGCTCTGTGGGCCATGTACGGCCACGACGTGCAGGACGTTGACATCTCGCCGTCGGTTCTGTCGAACCTGATCCGCAACTGGAAGCCGGACGCGGTCATCTCGACCATCCCGGCCAAGGTGCTCTGCTACGACAGCCGACACAAGTTCCGCTCCGAGATGGTGTGGTCCACGAACGAGCTTGAGTGCACGCTCTCGGACAACACAGTCCTGTGCAACGGCGAGGCCAGCTTCGACTGGTACCGAGCCAGCAAGATCCAGGGCTTCACCAACACGGAGTGGCCGCACAACAAGTACCCGCTTGCGTACAAAGGCCAGATCTGGCGAGTCGAGAAGCCGCTGAGCACGTCGTGCCGGTGCTTCCCCGACGTTCACCGGATGGGCCGGTACGGTAAGTGGACCAAGGGCGTCCTCTCGCACCAGGCCTGGGAGGAGGCCAACAAGATCATGGACGGAGTACAGACGGATGTACCGATCGACCCGACCGGGGCCTAGCGCTCCGCTGGTGGCGCTGGACCTTGACGGAACGCTGGGGGACTACCACCGGCACTTCGAGAGGTTCGCGCAGATGTGGACGGGCCGCGACCTGACCTGGGACCCGGAGGTCGTCGGTCCGTTCTACAGGCAGCTCGGTATGAGCAAGGCCGTGTACCGCCAGTGCAAGCTGGCCTATCGGATGGGCGGCATGAAGCGCTCCATCCCCGTGTTCGACGGAGCCGCCGAGATGGTCCGGGCGATCCGTGGCGCGGGTGTGGGCGTCGCCGCCTGTACGACGCGGCCGTACCTCGCCATGAGCACCATCGACCTCGACACCCAGCACTGGCTCCGCCGGAACGGGATCAAGGTCGACCACATCCTGTACGGCGAGCACAAGTACAGGGACCTCGTGAAGTCGGTTGGCCGCGACCGTGTGGTCTGCGCGCTGGACGACGACCTCAGCCAGATCGGAGTAGCGAACCGGCTGGGTGTGCCGAGCATCATGCGACGCAACGAGGCCAACCAGGGCTACGAGCCCGAAGCGGACCAGATGGCCGTCTGGTCCCTGGAAGCAGCCAAGGAGACCATCCTTGAGCTGATCAACATGCACAAGAACGGAACCGGCATCTATGCGTAAGGGCCTGGTCATCGGAGGCACCTCCGGCATCGGGGCGCAGTTCGTCGAGGACGCCAAGACGGACGAGCGCTTCGGCGGGGTCGAGTGGCTCACGCCGAGCGTTGAGGAGTTGGACGTTCGCAGTCCGTACTCCGTCCACAAGTACATCAGCGAGAACGGCCCGTTCGACTATCTGGTCTACTGCGCGGGCGTCAACACGCTCCAGTGGATCGGCGAGATCACGGACGACGTCGTGGACGACACGTTCGCCGTCAACGTCGAGGGCTTCATCTGGATGCTGGACGCACACGTGAGCCGGTTCCCGGAACACACGGGCTCCATCGTCGCCATCACGTCGGACGCGAGCCGCATCGCAATGCGGACCTCGATCTCGTACTGCTCCAGCAAGGCGGCCATCAACATGGCTGTCCGGTGCGCGGCTCGTGAGCTGGCACCGCGCTGGCAGGTCAACGCCGTTGCGCCCGGCATCATCGCCAACACGGACATGACGGCCTACATCGACGCCACGGTCCCGGCGATCCGTGGCTGGTCGCAGGAGCGGGCGAGCGAGTACGAGCGCTCCATGATCCCCATGGGACGTCGCGGCACCAAGGCAGAGATCGCCCAGGTCATGCGTGACCTGCTCCAGTCCCCCACCTACCTGACCGGCACCATCGTCGAGATCTCCGGAGGAAAGTAACCATGTACGTCAGCCGCGAAGGCGATCAGGTCAAGTACGGCCTCCAGCCCGACGACAGCCAGCAGCTCCGCGACATCATCGAGCACCTGGTGCCCGAGTGGGCGCTCCTGTTCGCCCGGAAGAACGCGGAGTACGGCGGGGGCGACGACGGCAACGCCAGCGTCCTCGGCATCAAGGGCCAGTACGCGGACATCTGGAGGAAGATGTCCAAGCTGAAGCGGGCCATGTGGGACGACGAGAAGCTGGAGTTCGAGAAGACCGAGGAGGTCATCTCGGACCTGATCGGCCACCTGTTCCTGACGCTCCAGATGATGCGCGTCAAGGACGAGGCCGACCGGCTGTACGCCTACACCGAGGACGACGCCGCTGTGGACGCGTTCTTCCGGATGACCGGCGGAGACCCGCGTGCGGCGCTCAACATGTCGCACCTGCTGAACCCGCCCTTCCGCGAGCTCGTCGCCGCCCGCGCCACGCAGATGCTGGAGGAGCAGCAATCCGAGGCCGAGCACGCCGCGTCGCTCGGAGACGGCGAGGACGTTCCGCGGAGGGCGTCCGTCATCCTGCACGAGGTCGTCGCCGGGATGCGGCGGGACGGAGCGACCCGGCGTGAGGCCTACGAGGGCGCTCGGCTGATCGGGGCGGCCGACGGGTCGCCGGGGGAAGCCTCGCTCCGGGCGCTCAGCGAGAACGGCGCGTACGGCTTCAAGGTCCGGAACGACGGAGCCGACGGATTCGCCAGCGAGGAGTTCGCCGAGGGCGACTTCCTCCAGCACCACAACCACTACCCCTACAGCGCCGAGCTGAAGGTCGGTCCGGCCCGCGTCGTCACAGAGCAGGTGGACGGCAAGGTTCGGTACTACCACGAGGCCTACCCCGGCGCGGACCGTGAGCCGCTCGCCCTCGTGCCCAAGGCTCTCATCGAGCGGGCGCAGAAGGACCAGCACGTCATGGCGAAGGAGCAGGAGGCCGGGCTGAACACGCTCGCCTCGTGGCTCGACCGCAGCTAGCACACACCGCAGGACCGACCGGCCCGTCTGCCTCCCCTCCGGCGGACGGACCGGTCTCTGCACGAAAGGACAACACATGTCGGGAGCCCCCAGCAGATCGACTATCACATGGTTGTTGGACGAGATCCTGAAAGCCAAACGGGAGATCGATGCCGGCAACAAGGACCGGTATATTCAGGGATGGCACGTGGCGCTGAAGGCGACGACAAGTCGCATATGCCAGGTGACGAGGAACGACCTGGACAAATACCTGGAATGGCTTGAGGCACAAGTCGCCGAGGGCAATCGGATAGGCGCTGTGCTGGAGCCTTCCCCATGGGTGAGGATAAACTGCAAATGAAGTATGTCTCGCTTCACCATCACACGACGTATTCGTACATGGACGGGTACGGTTCGCCTGACACGCACGCCAAGCGCGCGGCGGACCTCGGCATGTCGGCTCTGGCTCTGACCGAGCACGGCAACATCTCGTCGCACGTCAAGCACATGCTGTCGTGCCAGAAGTACGGCGTCCGACCGCTGTTCGGCCTGGAGGCGTACACCGCTCCGTCTAACATGCGGGAGATGGAGTGGGTCGACAAGATGGGCAAGGTCCGTGTCGGCATGTCCCAGAAGGCGCACCTGACGCTGCTGGCCATGAACGAGACCGGGCTGCACAACCTGAACCAGATCGTGACGCGGTCCTGGTCCGAGGGGTTCTACCGCTGGCCGACCGTGACCGGCGAGATGCTCAAGGACCACCATGAGGGGCTCATCTGCCTCTCGGGCTGTGCCGACTCCATGTTGGCCAACAACCTCCTCGGAGGCAAGTGGGTCCGCAAGGGCGACGAGCGCGCGGCCATCAAGACGCTCCGCAGCTTCCAGAAGCTGTTCGGAGATCGCTACTACCTGGAGACGCAGCAGTTCCCCGAACTGTCGCGCTCTGGCCAGCTCAATCAGTGGTACGAGCAGGTCGGGAAGAAGTACGGAATCAAGCTTGCTGCAACATCGGACTGCCATTATCCATTCCCGGACGACAATGAGATTCAGAAGATTCTGCATGCGGCTGGTCGCAACATCGGTACCGTGGCCGCAGCGGAGGCGGGCTGGGAGTACGACATCCGACTGACGTTCCCCACGTCGGACAAGATGGTGTACGACCGGCTGCGAGGTACCGGGCTCTCGAAGCGCGGAGCCGAGGAGGCCATCGCGTCCACGGCGGAGATCGCAGACCGATGCGAGGTCCTGCTCCCGACCATGGACCGGGTTCGCTATCCGATTCAGGACGAGCCGGGATACAAGGAGGGCATGTCCTCCGTCGACATGATCCGCAAGTGGATGAACGACGGCTGGAAGTACCGAGGCTTCAACAAGTTCCCGCGCGACAGGCAGCTCAACTACAAGGCGCGTGCCGAGTACGAGCTCGACCTGATCGTGAGCAAGGACTTTGTCGACTACTTCCTGATGCTGTCGGACGCCGTCCGCCACACCAAGGACGCGGGCATCCCGGTCGGTCCGGCCCGAGGGTCCGCCGCCGCATCGCTGGTCTGCTATCTGCTGCGCATCACCGAGATCGACCCGATGCTGTACCCGCAGATGATGTTCGAGCGCTTCATCGACCCCAACCGCCACGACCTTCCGGACGTTGACCTGGACTTCGATGACGAGCAGCGAGACTACGTTCGCCAGCACATGATCAAGCGGTACGGCGAGGACCGCGTCGGCAACATCGGAACCTACACCAGGTATCGGGGCAAGAACTCGATCGACGATGTGGCTCGGGTGTACGAGATCCCGGTGTTCGAGGCCGCCAAGATCAAGGAGGTTCTGGTCGAGCGTTCCGGCGGTGACAGCCGGTTCGACGCGTCGCTTGAAGACACCATCGCCCAGTTCCCACAGGCCAAGGAGGTGTACGACCGGTATCCCGAGTTCCGCTACTCGCTGGCTCTGGAGGGCAACCTCAAGGGGTTCGGAGTTCACGCGGCCGGTGTGGTCGTCGGAGCGAAGCCGCTTCACGAGTACGTGGCCACGTACGCCAAGCACAATGTTGGAAAGGAGAAGAAGACGCTCGCCGTCCTTTCGGTGGACAAGTACGACGGCGAGTACCTGGGTCTGCTCAAGCTGGACGCTCTCGGACTCCAGACAATGGGCATGATCCGAATCGCACTCGAACTGATCGGCATGTCCCTGGAGGACTTGTATGCGATTAGCATGGAGGACGAGAAGACGCTCGACGCGTTCCGGCGGGCTGATGTGGTGGGCATCTTCCAATTTGAGGGTCGCACGACTCGTATGGTCTGCCAGGAAGTGGCCCCCACAACGTTCCTGGAGCTCTGCGATATCAACGCGCTCTCTCGCCCTGGGCCGCTTCACTCTGGTTCTACGGGTGACTACATCGCCGTCAAGCACGGACGGCAGAAGGTGGAGCATCTCCATCCACTGGTAGACGAGCTCACGCACTACAGCCAGTACCAGATCATCTACCAGGAGCAGATCCTCGCGCTGTGCCGGAACGTCGGCAAGTTCCCGTGGGTCCACGCGTCGGAGATCCGGAAGGTGATCTCGCAGAAGAAGGGCGAGGCCGCCTTCAACAAGCTGTACCAGACGTTCCTGGAGGGCTCGCGCTCCCAGGGCATCGACGACGCGCTGGCCGACAAGATCTGGAAGAAGCTGGTCACGTCGGGCACGTACGCCTTCAACATGGCGCACTGCGTGTCGTACAGCATGCTGGCATTCTGGTGCCAGTGGCTCAAGCAGCACCATCCGCTCGCCTTCTACGCGGCTCAGCTGCGGAAGACCAAGCCGGACCCCAAGAAGCGCAACGACATCGCCATCATGCGCGACGCCGGTGACGCGAGGTACGGCAGGGACTTCAAGGTGTTCCCGCCGGAGCTCAACAGCTCCGGAGAGACCTGGGAGGTGCACCCGAGCGGACGTGGCGTACAGGCGGGGTTCAACCAGATCAGCGGCATCGGCGAGTCCTACTCGCGGGCCATCCTCGAGACTCGCGACGAACTCGGGGGTTTCCAAAGTTGGGACGACCTGATTAAGGTTCGTGGCATCGGACCGGCCAAGATGCAGAAGATCAAGGACTTCTGCGAGAGGGACGATCCGTTCGAACTGGACAAGCTGAAGAACGGCGCTGAGACGATCACGGAGGCCATCCGGCGCGGACAGCTGGGAACCGTCCCGCTGCCCAACACCCTGGCCGACAACATCCCGTACGACGCCAAGAAGTCTGTCCATGTGATCATGGGGACGGTGCGAGCTCGCAACCTTCAGGACCTGTACGAGAACCACAGGTCGCGAACCGGTGACGAGCTCGACCCGGCGACCGTGAAGGATCCGCACCTCAAGGACAGCATGACGCTGTACATGGAGGACGAGTCCGGCCTGATGACTGTCAAGGTCAACAGGTGGATGTACCCCAAGCTGAAGGACGCCCTCTGGGGCATCAACCTGGGCCACGACTTCGTGCTCATGCGGGTCGAGAAGAAGGCGTTCTACGGCAAGACAGTGCACTGTACACACATGTGGGTCATCGACCCCGACGACTAGGAAGGAGCGCCGACATGGGGCTCAAGGACCGGATCATGCAGACGACCGTGAGCAACCTGATGTTGGCGCTCTCGTTCGGAGGAGGCGCGTGGCTGATGACGCAGGCCATGCCCTGGCTCGTCAACCACGGCCTCCTCCCTGTTCACCTGGTGATGAAGTGACGAACACGATGAGGCGGGTCCGCTCGTACCAGAAGGCGACGCGCCGACGCAAGACCAACCAGCTCTTCCAGCGAAGCATGCTGGTGCACCTCGTTCAGTCCCGCAAGGCCAACACGCGCAAGATTCAGAAGGAGCAGAACCGATGAGCCAGATCGCCACCGTCGAGCTGATCTACGTGGCCCACAGCGGACGCCAGTACCGGGCGCAGCACAAGCAGGTGCACACCGGCTGGGAGCTGGACGACCTGAAGAGCAAGGCCAAGTCGGACCTGTCGCTGCGGGACTACGCCATCGAGTTCACCAACGTGAACGGGCACACGCAGTTCATCATGCCCTCCGACCTGGAGACGATCATCGTCAACGTCGTCGCCATCACCGAGGAGCGCTGGGAGGAGCCGGACTACGAGGCTCTCCAGCAGAAGTGGACGCAGCAGGTCAAGCCGTACGGCGAGAGCCCCGCCGAGCAGACGCAGGAGACGCCTGCCCCGCCGAACCCCGAGCGGGCCAAGGCCACGGGACAGGGGCTCCAGGCGGCCAAGGTCGCCCGCGTCGTGAACCCGGTCGCGCCGGTTGCGCCCGACGGCGAGACCACGCAGTCCATCAAGATCACCTGGCCGACCGCGCCCAAGCCCGAGCAGCGCGTGAACTTGCCGGTGGAGAAGTCCGAGGAGAAGACGCAGCCCATCTCGACCATCCCGGGCGAGGTGGTGGGCATGTCCGAGCAGGACGCGACGGCGGTCATCGAGCGCATCGCGGCCGGGGGTACGATCACCTCGGACAAGGGCTGATCCCGGCAAGGGGCCTACGCGCCAACGAGCCGACCGAACCCCGGTCGGCCGGTAGAAGGTACCGACGCCGTCCCCGCGATCGCTTACGCGGCCGTCTACGGCGTCTGAGAGAACGGAACCAGATGGGTACTCCTCCGCAGTTGGACAGCAACCACATCGTGATGATGGCGGCCGTCCGCAAGGAGCGTCAGCAGCAGATCGAGAAGTGGGGAGTCCAGCGACACCCGCACGGCACCGGCAGCGAGGCGGCCAAGGTCCTGATGGACCAGTGGAAGCAGATCTGCGACGCCAACAACGCTGCCGGCAAGGACGACTGGCTGACCATCGCCGCCGAGGAGTTCATGGAGGCCGCGTCCGAGACGGACCTCCGCAAGTTGTTCGACGAGGTCGTGCAGAACGCCGCAGTGTTCGTGGCGTGGGGCGAGGCCATCATCGACGAGATCAGGAAGCAGGGCAATCAGTGAGCATCGGTAACAACATCCCGGCCTGGCTGGACAACCACCGCATGGAGCAGCCGTTCGCTCCGTTCGGATCCAGCGCGCACTACGTGCACGAGCCGGACGACCACGGCAACATCACGCTGGCCGACGTCGCGTTCAACAAGCACTCGGTCAACGACGGCGAGCACGTCTCGCCGACGGACAACGGCGACATCTACACGGGCACCGCCGGTCTGCAGGTCAAGCTCGTCCAGGGCGTCGACCAGGAACTGTTCAAGGCGGTCCTGTCGTCCGCGACGCGGGCCACGGTCGGTCTCGCCCCGGACGGCGGGGACGACGACAGGGACTGGGAGGAGATGATGCGGGGCGGTCTCCAGTCCGCGCTGGAGACGCAGTCGATCGTCTTCCAGGTCTTCAACGCGAGCCGGGCTCTGACCCATCAGCTGGTCCGGTCGCGCAACGCGGCCTTCCACCAGCAGAGCCAGCGAGCGACGTGGTACGGCGACCGGCCGGACGTTCGCATGCCGCTGTCCGTCTGGAAGGACCCTGTCGCCCGTGCGGCCTTCCAGAAGGCGGCGGAGGCGGCCTGGGACGCGTACCAGATCGCGTGCGACCGCGACATCTCGTACCAGGACGCGCGCTTCATCCTGCCCGAGGGCACGGTGAACTTCATCCAGTGCACCTACACCGTGCGCGAGTTCATCAACGTGTTCGCGTACCGGGGCTGCTCCATGTTCATGTGGGAGATGGTCGACGTCATGCGCAAGATGCGCACGGCCATCCTGGAGCAGAGCCCGTGGCTGGAGCCGTACATCAAGATCTCGTGCGAGAAGACGGGCACGCTCTGCATCGAGTGCCTGGGCGACGGCGAGGTCGTCATCGACGAGGTGTACGGAACCAAGGGCAAGTGCGGCCTGTGCAACGGCCAGGGCCGCATGGGTGCCAAGTGCACCTTCCAGGGCTGGGAGAGCCCCGAGGGCCAGTGCGACAAGCCCTGGGCCAAGGACGAGCAGCGGTCGTTCAAGCCGCTGTTCCACACCATCGGCCGTCGGCCGGGAATGGACAACAAGTGAGCAGCAAGAAGGTTCAGGCGTTCGCGATCGGGTTCGCCTCCATCGTCGCCCTGGGTGTCGTCGCGTCCGCCGTGTCGAGCGCCGACGACGGCGGTACGACCGCCAAGCCCAACCCGGCTCCCAACGCCGCTCCCAAGGCTCCGTCAGAGGGCGACAGCAACCCGCAGCCGACGCCGGTCAAGCGGACTCCGCTTCAGGAGTTCCAGATGTGCGTCGAGGAGGGCGGCACCCCGACCGAGGTCAAGGCCGTCAAGCACGTCGTCAAGCTGTCCGGCATGGACGACTGGAACGACATCCTCGACAACCCCAAGGCGTGGACCGACTACAGCGGAGGCGCGTTCGGCGGGCACGGCCCGGACGCCGCGCTGATCGCCTCGGCCTTCGCCGACTGCTACAAGTCGAAGAACGGTCTCGTGACCGTCTACGACAAGGACGGCCACGTCATGACGACCGGCCAGTTCTGATCGTGCTCAACAAGCTCTTCTGCCCGGCGTGCTGGAGGTTCCGTGGGTCGCCGATCCACTGGTTCGTCCGGCTCGCCGGGCTGTGCGACGGAAGGAACGGCTGGTGACTGGTAAGCCGCATAACGAGGAGTGTGGACACTTGCCCGACCCCGAGCTCTTGAGGGTGGGCGGCCTCTACTGGTGCAACAGCTGTCAGGCGTACTTCCATGTCCGAGCGTTCGAGGGATACTTGGGAGCGTACGACCGCGTGTGGCGGTACCCGACCAAGCTGCGGATGCTCTGGTTCTGGATGACCGGGCGCGTTCAGTGGCGAGAGATCTGGAGGCAGTGATGCAGTTCGACTACGACTGGGAGCCCGGCGAGAACGACAGCCGGGCGCGACGTTGGGTTCGGCGCATCGTGTTCGTGTTGGGTCTGGTCGTCTTCATGTGGGTGGCGGCCATCACATCCGGAGGAGTCAAGTGAACACCGTTCTCATGCTGTTGGCGGCAGAGGACAGCAGCACCAGCATCTCGGGCAAGGGCATCCTCATGGTGCTCGCAGTCGCCGTGATCCTGCTCTGGGCCGGTTCGAAGGGCGGACGCGGCCGATGAGCCCGACGATGGCGTTCGGCTACAAGGAGCCGAACAAGAAGGGACCGGCCTTCCACGCGGGCCACGGCGGTGCGTGCTCGCACTACGAGTGCATCGACGAGCGCTTCGAGGAGGGCGACCTGATCCGAGCCGACGGAGAGGGCGGCTGGGAGTGCGCTGAGCACAAGGAGAACGAGGATGCCCGCAATGCAAAAGGGTGAGTGCCGAACCTCCGGGTGCAAGCGCGTGGCGCAGGTCAAGGGTGTCGTCGTCGGTTACTGTTGCGCTCTCTGCAACGTGCGAACCGGCGCGGCTCACGCGTCTCTGTGCGACATGATCGAGCAGGTCGGCAACGCCGAGGTCGAGCTCGGGGACAACGTCGTCCTCGGCTACAACTAGTCAGGGTTGGTGATGGCGAAGAAGGGGATTGCCAGGAACAGGCGCAAGCTCGTAGCCAAGTTCGGTCTGGTATGCCAGGGATGCAAGGAGGAGTTCCCCAATGAGGAGTTGACGGTTGACCACATCCGTCCGCTCTCCAAGGGAGGACACCCGCGAGCTCTCGGGAATCTGCAGCTCATGTGCGAGCCTTGCAACTCCAGCAAGGACGACTCGTGGGACGGCGTGTCGGGCCTCGGGATTGACGACTGCAACAGGCGGAAGATGACGTCCGAGGAACAGGCCCTAAGTTGCCTGGAAGACGCCATGGACAGCGTGGCCAGCGCGGTGCTCGAATCGCGCGGGCGAATGTCCATGCCCGAGCTGGTGGCCGTCGGCATCGCAGCAGCGATCGACGCGATGCCCAACGGGTATGCCGGCAACGGCGAGTTGGCGGCGAGGATCCGCTCCGAGACCGGCGTGCCGGAGATGTTCGGAGCGGCCATATACAAGAACGACCCTCTCCTCAACGGAGAGTGAAAGGCAGGCATCATGCAGTGGCGCAACGACCGTGAGAAGGCTGTGGGCGTTGGTCTGGGGTTCGTCGTGACCGGCTCGGGCCGGGACGCTCGGATCGTCAACCTGGTCTTCGACGCGAAGGACACGGAGCACAACAGCCCGCGTCAGGGCATGGTCCGTCCGGCCTCGATCGCCGAGGTCAAGATGTGGCAGGTGCTCATCGGGAACCGGGCGCTGTGAGGGCCGTGTCGAACGCGACGAACGCTCCCGTGGTCATCTGGGACGGCGGTGTCTGGGACTTCGAAGAGGGCGTCGACTTCGACCCCGGCGAGTGGCCCAAGCTGGCCTGCGAGCTCAAGGCCATCGCGGCCATGCTCGGAGGACACGGGTCCGCGACCGAGATCATCCACCGCAACAAGGACCTGTCCATCAAGGACAGGATCTTCCGCTGGCACTACATCGCTCGAACCGGCTGGAGGGGAGTTCTCTAAGTGGACTGGTCCTGGGCCACTAGCGCGCCGTCAGCCGGATCCTCCAACGGGATTCAGAGGCTGAGGGCGGAGGAAGAGGACGAGCTCGATCCGTTCTCCTCCATCACGGCCGTCGACCCCGGCGGCTCTACCGGGATCTGTACCGTCTGGTACTCGGCGCATCGTCTGGCCGACCCGAAGATCCCGATGCAGAAGTGCCTGATGGCCTGGCAGGCCGAGTGCCTGCGCGGCGGCGAGAACGAGCAGACGCTCGAGATCCTCCGATGGTTCGCCAACAGGTCGTTCGCACAGGACCGAGCCGACATGGTCATCGAGGACTTCATCCTCCGGTCGGCCATCAAGGGGCGCGAGCTCCTGTCGCCGGTTCGCATCGGACACAAGATCGACTATCAGCTGTGGCGTGGCCTGAAGCTGGCATCGGGCGAGAGGGCGAAGTTCGAGCCCTACTGGCAGTCGCCTGGAGACGCCAAGTCGGTCATGACCGACGAGCGCCTGAAGCTGATGGCGATGTACACACCGGGTCCGGACCATGCCAGGGACGCGACCCGCCACGCTCTCATGTGGCTCCGCAAGCACCGGGTTGACCTGCTGAAGTCGGCCTGACCCTCGGGAGGCCGCCGACCTGGTGATTTGCCTCGGCGGCCTCTTTGAGGTAAAATCTGTTAATCCGAAAGACCGACAAGCGAGAATGCAGAACAGGGAGTTAGCGAAATGACCCAAGGAGTCTACGAGGCCGCTGTGGAGATCATGGAGGCTGCCGGCATCACTCCTCGGCCGCGTCAGCTGGACCTGATCGGATTCCTCAGCGACTCCGGAGCCAAGTTCGTCCAGGCTCCGACCGGAGTCGGCAAGTCGTTCGCCGCCATCGCCATCGCGGCGGCCAACGCGGAGATGACGGGCGACCACAGCATCATCATCGCCGCCGACAACACGCTGCTCGACCAGTACGCCGCGAAGGACCTGCCCCGCATGGCGCAGTCCGGCCGGTTCGAGTACGCGGTCGTCAAGGGGCGTCGCCACTACGCGTGTGCGTCCGCCAACAACGAGAACAGCCGCGAGTACATCGCCATGATGCAGGCGTGCGTCGAGGCCGGGCGGATGCGTGGCCCGGAGAAGGCCAAGCCCATCGACGGCGTCATCAACCCGTGCAACGGTGGTGGGCGCTGCGTCTCCTGTGCAGGCGAAGGCGTCTGCATGCGCGAGGACTGCGCACACGACGGAGGCATCTGCTGGGCCAAGCGAGCCCGGCTGCTCTCCCACGAGGCCGACATCGTCCTCACCAACACGTCGCTGTGGCTGATCAACTCCACGCTGTACGACCAGACCGATGGCGCGGTCCAGCTCATCCCGTTCGGCCAGTCGTACGTGGACGAGGCGCAGCAGCTCCCCGAGACGGTGCGCTCCTCGCTGGGCTGGGAGCTCACGCCGACGTCCGGCCGTGCTCTGGGTCCGGACCTGTCCAAGATCCTGCAGGACGGGATCAAGGACGTCGTGGACAAGTACATCCAGAGCGAGATCGCCGAGGGCCGGTCGGCCGACGCCAAGCAGCCCTCCAAGCGTCTCAAGGACCGGGCGCTGAACGATGCAGAGCGTGGCGAGGTGCTGGCCATCCTGCGTTCGCTCCGTGAGGAGGTCAAGAACGACCCCAAGCTGTCCGAGCTGGAGGACCTGGACCCGGACGAGGTCGAGACCGCGATGGGCTTCCTGGACCGGCGCATCGACGCCATGAAGGTGTCCGAGAAGCAGGAGTGGGACGACGGCTTCGGCCTGACCTGGATCGACCCGAGTGGCATCCACTGGGATGTGCTCAACGTCGGCATCCACGTGCAGAACGCCTGTCGCACCTGGCAGCCCAAGATGATCTCGGCGACGGTCCCGGCGTCCCTGCCGCGTCGGACCGGCTACCACACGGCCAAGCCGGACTTCATCCCGCAGATGTTCGACTGGAGGAACAACTGCGAGGGCGTCGTCGTGGATGCCGGCATGGACCCCGGCGACTGGCAGAACCGGGGCTGGTTCGACCAGCGCTGGGACTTCCTCGCCGAGCACATCGACAACACCGAAGGCGGCGTGCTGATCCTGGCCACGTCCAACGCGGACGCCGATCGGCTGTACAACCTGGCCGCCAAGCGGTACCAGGGTCGGCGTCTCGTGCTGTGCCAGGAGCCCGGCAACACGGCCGGGAACCCCGCCCTCATCGAGGCGTTCCGCAACGACGGTAACGCCATCCTCGTGGGCGTGGAGAGCTTCTGGAAGGGCGTTGACGTCGCCGGTCCGGCGCTCTCGCTGGTGGCCATCTGGAAGATGCCCTACTCCGTTCCGACGCTCCTGCACAACGCGATCGGTGGGAAGACGCGGGATGCACAGTTCTCGTACAGCAACGAGTGCATGCACACCCGGCTCGTCCAGGGCATCGGTCGCCTCCTGCGGTCCTCCGAGGACCGGGGCAAGGTGGTCGTGTGCGACGGCCGGTTCCGTCGGGTGCTGATCCGCGGACCGATCCCGCAGATGTCCAAGCACCTGCCTCTGGTGTTCAACAACAGCTGAGAATCCCTCGCTGGGCGTCTCGCTGAGCGGCGCGGGGTCGGTGGGCCAAGGGGCCGGACCGACCCCGCGCTCTCGTTACGCGGCCAGCGAGCCGCCTTGCCGGCATCGTCTCGGCGAACCGTCCGAACCCCGGACGCAGAAGAGCCCCGCTTCCCTTCCGGGAGGCGGGGCTCTCTGTGTTTCCGGACCCTTACAGCTCGTGGGTCTCGCTGTACTGGAGGAGCTCGGCGAACTTGCCGAACCGGTCTCCCAGGCGCTGCTTCTTGCGGTCCGTGATGGCGACGTTGCCCTTGCAGAAGGAGCCGAAGAGCATCCGGATCTGCGGGACCCAGGTGTAGGTGTCCAGCATCACGTAGTCCTCCAGGCGAGCCTCCAGCCAGCCGACCGTGGCGGCGAGTCGGGACAGAACCTCGTGGGCGTCCTTCGTGCCGGCAACCTCGACCGTCCTCCAGCCCTTGTCCGTGCGGACCGCGAGGCGCAGGCTCTTCGGCTTGCCGCCGAAGGAGCGGTTGTACTCGTCGCACTGCTCCTGGGTCGGGCGGAACTCGGTGTCGTTGTACCGGCTGAAGTCCTCCGGGGCGACCGGGAGACGGAGACGCATGGCGTCCACGAAGGCGGTGCGGTCGATCGGGTGGAACCAGCCGTCGGTGTCGCCGATGCCGCGAGAGACGTAGCCGGAGTAAGCAGCGTTCTCGAACTCGGTGCGGTCCATGGGGAGCCTCCTTGGGGCTTCGTTGTCGTCCTTACAAGAAGAACTTTACCCCATGTCCAGTCCGTTCAAAACCTCTCTCCAGAAATTACTGCCACAGGATGTGCCAGAGGTACCAGCCGGAGAAGCCGACCCAGGCGACGCCGAACACCCACCGGCCGACGACCGTGTCGGTGAAGAACCAGCGCCGAGTGGTCTGGGACAGGGTCGCCTTCCACTTGCGACGCCGGATGGCCACGAGCTCGTAGGCGGCTCCGGCCAGAAGAAGAACAGCCCAGAAGGCGTCCACCTTCGTGATGTTGTCCATCAGTCCTCCTGCTTGATGAACGCGGCGTCGTACACGGCACCGCTGCCCTTGTGGAAGCGGGCTCGGCTGCCTCGCGACCACTTGTTGATCCACTGATAGTCCCGCGACCACTTGTTGGCCTCGCGGAACCCGTGGACGTCCATGAACTCCACCATGGCGTCGTAGCCGACGGCGATCGTCGGGTCGTCCTTGGTGCAGCACTCGGCGATGATCAGGTCGAACTTGGTGAGGTCGGCCGCTCCGAGCACGTCGAGCTCCAGGCCCTGCGCGTCGATCACGGCCACGTTGGCGTCGCCCTGGATGGAGTCGAGCCGGACCACGGAGACCTGGATCACGCGGTCGAGCAGGTCCGACTTCTGCGGCTCGTGCAGAGTTGACAGGTTCGTCTTCCGCATGATGTTCAGCGTGGCGGTGGTCGGGGCGGGACCACAGGCGCTCTCAACGACCGTGACCGTCGGGTCCAGCTCGTACCGGTCGCGCAGGAGCTCGGCCAGTTCCGGGATCGGCTCGACCAGGGTGATGTGTCCGGCGTTGGCCTGCTTGTAGAACTCCACCTCCTCGCCCCGGTGTGCACCCACGTGGATGATGTGGGTCGGCTCGATGCCGAGGTTGGTCACCAGGCTCGGGAAGTCCACGAACACGCTGCCCATCAGTTGCTCCTCGTTGCGGGGTGGCGCTCGTAGTCCACCGGAAAGTCGATGTCGTCGGTCTCGTCGTTGATCTCGATGAAGTGCTTGGGCGTCACCTTGTGACGAGCGATGGGCGTTCCCTGCCAGGAGCGCAGGAGCATCCAGCCCGGCGGACGCGTGACCTTGCCCTCGGCTCGCAGCTTGTGCACGTTGAGGAGATGCCTGTCCATCTGCTCGATGTGCTCGCCATACCAGGTGGCGGCGAACAGCTCGCCGTACGGCGTGCCCGTGATCTTGCTCGGACCGAACCGGCCGAACGCCATGTACTGTCGCTTGGCGAACAGCATGATGCGCTCGATGGCCTGGTCGCTGAAGTACACGTCGCCCAGGAACAGGATCGTCCGGCCCTCTGTGTCCCACAGCGGACGGCTGGCCTCGAACTCGCTCTGCTTGTACTCCTGGATGATGTGTCGAGTTGCCGGCAGTCCGACGTAAGCCGGGTCGTTCGGTGTGAGGACGTGCACCTCGTGGCCGTACGCGGAGAGCTGGGACAGGGTTCGCTCGATGAGCGGCTGTCCACCGTGGCGTGTCAGCGGAGCGAAGTGCGACGGGACGCCAAGATGTCGTCCCCACTTGCTCTGGCTGCCAGACGCAGCGACGATGATCCTCATCCCAGAACCTCCTCCTTGATCTGCAGCAGCCTGTGCCGCCACATGTGTCGTTCTTCCGTGACAGTGAGCGCGGCCTCTCGCATCCGGTCGAAGTCGTCGTTGTCCATGGCCGAGATCTTGTAGCTGAGCGTGTCGAAGTCGAACCGGTCGAACAGAATCATGTTCTCGTCGTTGTAGCCCTGCTCAGCGAGCCCCGGCGTGTTGGGATAGGCCAGCACTCCGCCGCGTCCCATGGTGGTTGGGACACGGTCAGACCAGTACCGGTCCGCCTCTGCCGAGTCGCCGAACGCGACCCTGGCCACGGCGTACACCTGGCTCAGATCCTCGTTGTACACCTTGTTGTGCTGGCCGTAGTGCTGGAAGCCGGGGCCGAACCGGCGACGAGCCCAGCGGATCAACTCCGAACGGTGCGGACCATGGATGCCTCGCGAGTTGCTGCCCACGAACACATAGCGCTTCTTGAATCTGCACCGCACAGGGAGCGTGGCGAGTCCGAAGTGGTCGTCACCCATAGCAGGCGGCATCCAGAAGTGGTTGATGCCTCGCTCGGCGAACTCGGCCTGGTGCCCTCCGTCCGCCGTGTAGACGCGCTGACACGACCACCACGGATTCTGCTGGATGTTCACGAGCGGCTCTCGCTGGGGCAGGTTCCAGTACAGGTCCATGTGCATTCCGACAGTCGGAACCCCGGCGTCCTCGATCCGGCGGAGCATCGCGTATGCGTCGTCGTGTGGATCGTTGCGATGCGTCCGCAACCACAGGAAGAGGTCCGCGTCTTTGCACTCACGCAGGACCTCTTCCGTTCGAGCCGCCTGTGCGGCTCTGTGGGTCACATCCCAGCCGAGCTTCCGAGCAGCCTTCTCCACATCCCGCTTCCAGTGGTTCCCACGGAACTCCTGGGGATAGCCGAGGATGTACAGCTTCAGCTCTGACACGGTCGCTCCGTTCCTTGGGCGGACACGCATCCGCCCTCGGACCTTATGCTACCCGACGAGCCCAGACGGAGGAGTGCTCGTTGAGAACGGTGGCGGTGGCGTTCGAGACATTCTGAGCCCAGAACAGGGACAGGTTACCGGCCGTTCCTCCGGTAACAAGGATTCCTCCAACGCTGGCTCCGGTGGTGACGTTGAACGTCAGCTCGGAGTTGATCGTCAGAACCGATCCGCTGTCGTTGTCGACATAAATCATCTCGGCTCCAGAGGGGCCGGTGAACTTGAATCGGAATCCGCCAGATCCGGACGGACGCCAAACCAAGTTGGCCAATACGTTGTATGTCGCATTCGCCTCGACGGCGATCACGAGATGCGGGTCGACAGTGGTCGTGGTCGTGCTCGAACGAGAGGTGTTCGCCGTCTTCCTGGCGAACCGGTCGGATCCGAGACCGGCTGTGACACTGATTCCGCTGGAGAATGTCTTGACGCCGGAGATGCTCTGGTTGCCGGTCAGCTTGACGTTGGCGCCATCAAGCGTGTCGACGTACAGCTTGCGAGTGGCCTGGTTGTCTGTCGTGGGGTTGCTTGCCGGCAGGACCGGGATGCTGGAGAAGGTCTTGATGCCCGCGACGCTCTGGTCACCCGTGAGCTTGACGACTTCGCCGTCGAGCGTGGCCAGGTCGCCCGAGACGACGGCGATGCCGCTGTCGACATACAGCTTCCTGGTGAGCTGGTTGTCGGTGGTCGGATCGCTCGCCGGTCCCACAGGGATCGAGCTGAACGTCTTGATGCCGGCAACCGACTGGTCTCCGGTGAGCTTGACGACCTGTCCGTCGAGGGTCGTGATGGCAGAGGCGTTCGTCGCGTCGCCCGTGTCGACGTAGTCCTTGCGGGTCAGCTGGTTGGCAGTCGTGGGGTTCGTCGCCGGACCGACCGGGATAGACGAGAACGTCTTGACACCGGCCACGGTCTGTGCTCCGGTCAGCTTGACGTTCGCACCGTCGAGAGTGTCGACATACGACTTGCGCGTCGCCTGGTTCGCGGTCGTCGGGTCCGAGGCCGGGAGGACAGGGATGGACGAGAACGTCTTGATCCCAGCGACAGTCTGGTCACCGGTCAACTTGACGGCCGTGGCGTCGCCCGCGTCAACGTACTGCTTTGTCGCCGCCTCCAGGGGCTGGTCGGGGTCCGCAGCGAGGACGAGGTCGCCCGTCATCGTCCCGCCCGTGAGCAGGAGAGCCAGCGAGAGGCTGTCTCCCGAACCGGCGGAGTTCCCGCTGAGCCTCGCCGCCTGGATCACTCGCGCATCGGCAGCGACCGACAGGTTGGTGCAGCTCTTCTTGGTGACGACGTAACCGAGGAGCGTTGCGTCGGCCAGGTTGGGGTTCTTGACGAACGTCTGGTTGCCGATCGCAGCGATGGCCGCGTCCAGGCTCGCGTACGCCGTCTGGCCGTACTGGATGACGACCTGCTGCGTGACCTCGTTGAGCGGAGTGATGTACACCCGCTGGATGGTAGACGTGGCTGAGCCGCCGGGCACGGCCGTGATCGTGCCGGCAACATCGTACATCGTCGGGTCCACGACTGTCACGGTCGCCACAGGTGCAGCCGGAACCTGCGTCACATACCGCATCGTGACCGGGTTCTGAGCGGCCGTGGACGAGATGTGCGGATCCCGCGTCAGCGTTGCCCCGGCGAAGTGGTTGAAGCCTCGGTTGAACACGGTGCCAGCAGTCTTGGCAAGCTGCAGATTCGCACCAGCAGGAGTGAGCAGGTTGCCGGTGACGTTGAACGGACCGAGCGCGTCCATCAGGTCGTACAGCTGGTTCAGGGCCTGAGGCGGGTAGTTGGGCAGGCTCTGGTCCTGGATGATGCCGCCACCCGCGACCAGGACGCCGCCGAGGACCAGGTGCGTCCTGCGCTGAGTGTTGGTCGGCCGAGTCGTCTGCTGCGAGAGAGTGCCCGTGTCGTCGATGAGCAGCCAGGTGATCGGCTCGGACAGGTTGGTGATGGTCACGGTCGTCGCAGCGAACGTCACCTTGGTCACGGTCGGAGCGGTCGGCGTGTCCACGTAGTCGACGACGACGCCGTAGGTGTCTCCGATGTCGACCATCGTGTCGTCGCCAACGTTGACGTTGAGCTCGCCGCCGAGCAGGATGCCGGTCGAGAGTCCGAGCTGTGCGAGCAGCTCCGCATCGATCGTGTTGTCCACGTACTGCTTGGGTGCGGCTTCGAGGTCCGTGGCCGGGTCGCCGGACAGGACGAGCGGCCCCGTCATCGTGTCGCCAGTGACCGAGACGGACTCTGCAGCTGCGGTCGCTTCAGCAGCAGCCTGGGCTGCGTCGGCCTGCTGGTCCACGTACTGCTGTGTGGCCGCCTCCAGCGGAGCCATCGGGTCGCCGTACAGAACGAGAGCACCCGTCATGGTGTCTCCGGCGACAGCGACGCGGGCGTCGTCTCCGGTGTCGACGTATGCCTTGCTGGCAGCCTGCTGATCGGTGGTCGGATCGGGCACGATCGGCGACGACGTGAACGTCTTGATCCCGCCGATGGACTGGTCGCCAGTCAGCTTGACGTTCTGCGCGTCGAGACCGTCGACATAGTCCTTGCGCGTCAGGTCGGCCGCGTTGCTGGGAGCCGAGCCAGTGACGCGGATCTGAGATGTGGCCTGCCAGACGCCAGCAGCGATGCGAGCCAGCAGCGTGTCCCGCGCTCCGGTGCCGTCTCCGGCCTCGTAGCGGCCGTCCGCCCGGATGGCCCAGGAGTTGGCCGCCGCTCCCTGGTAAGAGCCGAGGAAAGCCTGCTGCGCGGCGTTACCGGCCACGAGCTTCATTACGCCCGCCGTCGCCGCCACGTTGGTCTGCGTGACGGTCAGCAGATTGACGTCGGACCCGTCCGTGATGGCGAGTGCGTCCGTGAAGGTCTTCAGCCCGGCGATTGACTGGTTGCCGGTGATCTTGACGTTCTGTGCATCGAGCGTGTCCACATACGCCTTGCGGACCGCCTCGTTGGCGGCGACCGGGTCGGAGCCGGGGAGCACGGGGATGGAGGAGAAGGTCTTGATCCCAGCAACCGTCTGGTCACCAGTGAGCTTCACGTTCTGGGCATCCAGCGCGTCCACGTAGAACTTGCGCGTGAGCTGGTCGTTCGAGACCGGATCGGAGGCGGGTCCGACCGGGATGCTGGTGAACGTCTTGATTCCGGAGATCGTCTGGTCTCCGGTCAGCTTGACATTCTCCGAGTCCAGGCCGTCCACGTACTGCTTCGGCGTGGCTCCGAGGGCAACGGTCGGGTCTCCGAAGAGCACCAGCTCGCCCGTCATGGTGTCGCCGGACAGGCTCACCGACTCGGCAGCAGCCGCCGCGAGGGTGGCCGCGTCTCCCGCGTCGACATACTGCTTGGGAGCGGCACCGAGCGCGGTGTTGGGATCGCCGAAGAGAACGAGCTGTCCAGTCATCGTGTCGCCAGCGATGGACACCGATTCGGCAGCGGCGTTGGCTTCCGCGTCGGCCTGAGCCTGGTCCACATACTGCTTCGTGGCGGCTCCCAGGGCAACGAGCGGATCCGCGTTCAGAACCAGTGCACCGGTCATCGTGTCACCGGAGATGGAGACGCTCTCCGCAGCCGCCGTTGCCTCGGCCGCAGCCTGTGCCGCAGCCGCCTGCGCGTCGACGTAATCCTTCGTCGCCGCTCCGTTGCCGATTGCCGGGGCTCCGCTCAGAACGAGCGGGCCTGTCATCGTGTCGCCTGAGAGGCTGACCGACTCGGCCGCCGCGATGGCCGTAGCGGACGATACGGCGTCCGCCTCCGCCTGGTCAACGTACTGCTTGGGAGCCGCTCCGAGTGCAGCGACCGGATCCCCGCTGAGCACGAGGAGACCGGTCATGGTGTCGCCGGTCAACGAGACCGATTCGGCCGCTGCCGTCGCTTCGGCTGCAGACTGTGCAGCTGCGGCCTGTGCATCGGTGTACTGCTTGGTGGAAGCGCCAAGAGCAATCGAGGGATCGCCCGACAGGACCAGCGGACCGGTCATGGTGTCGCCGGTGATCTCTACGAACTGGTCCGGGTCGAAGGCGTTGTCCACATACTGCTTGGTCACCGCCTGGAGCGGAGCGACCGGGTCGCCGGAGAGGATGAGCGCTCCGGTCATGGTGTCGCCCGCCTTGCGGACGAACGTCGTGTCGGGGTTGGTGACGTCGCCAGGAGTGAGGACGATCACGTCGTCGAAGCACACCGTCGGGTTGTCCTTGGTGATGTCGACGTATCGCGTCCATCCGGGCGCGTTGACGAACTCGGCGATCGCGGTGTAGGTCCAGCCAGTGGGCGTGATGCCCGTGGCGTCCGGTGGGACCAGCGTGATGCTGAACTCGCCGTGGCAGAGCTCAGCCGCAGACTCACCACCGAAGATGTAGTCCTCGTCCGCGATCAGGTTGAGGTCAGGGGCCACGAACCTGATGTGGCCACGGATGAGGGTTCCGTCGGGCAGCGTCAGCGGCGTGCAGCTGCTGATCGTGACTGTCTCGACTCCTTCGGGGATTGCCACGGCTGAGCTCCTCCAGGTTCTACTTCTTGTTGTCGTTCTCGATGCTGGTGTTCAGGGCACCCATCAGCTTCTGGCCGACGGCGGACGCCATGAACCGAGTGACGACAGCGGACACGGCGGCCACACCTGCGAGCCAGCCAGCCGCCTCCGTGCCGCCGACCTGGTCGATGACCAGCGGGGCGACGAGAGCGACGGACACGACCGTCTGGATGACCGTTCTGATGGTGACCTTGGTCTTGTGACTGAGAGCCATGCTGCCTCCTTAGGCGACGACGTCGAAGCCGTACTTGGCTCCGAGCTTCTTCAGGCTCGTGGATCCGGGGATGCCGTCGGCGTCCGAGCCGGTGTAGCCGAGCCGACGCTGCCAGGCCGCGTACGCGGAGACCGTCGTCGAACCGAACGAGCCGTCACCCGCGTAGGTCTTGGACATCAGGCCCTCCTTGACGAGAGCCCACTCGACGATGTTGGTGCCCGCCATGTACGTGACGTGGCCCTGAGCGGCACCGGGGTCGGTCTTGGCAGCCGACACGAGGCGCGACAGGTCCACCTTCGGCTTGCTCGGGGTCGGCGTGACGATGACGTCGCCGGGCTGCTTCGCGAGCTGGACCTTGACGGCCTGCCGGAAGTCGTCCATGTCGAACGTCGGGTCGATCTTGCCCGGCTGCATCTCCTTGTGACCGGCGACAGAGCGCTCGGTCCAGCCGTGCTTGCGGCACAGAGCCGCCGCCCACTTGACCGCGATGGCGTACTGCTCCTGCGGCCACGGGTCCACGCCGTCCCCGTAGTTCTCCATCTCCAGTCCGTACAGAGCGTCGTTGCCGTCGACGTTGGCGTAGTCGTCCTTGGGCAGCGGGCTGGACTCGGCGATGAGCGCGTTGAGCACGTCGCCGTCGACGAGACCGGCATGATTGGCTCGGCCGTGACCGATCATCCAGAGACCGGCGGTCTTGCCGAGCCAGGAGTGGCACAGCGGACCCGGAAGGGCGGAGCTGCCGTTGTAGCAGTACTCCTTGTCGTTGTGTCCAGCCGTGTGGTGGATGAGAACGCCGTGGACAGGGCCGAAGGTCTTGCCCGTGGCCGCGTCGCGGTTGTGCGTCTTCCATCCGGAGTGCTCGAAGACCTCGACGCCCTCGGCCCGGAGGACCGTGAGGATCGTGTCTGCACTGAGCGGTGTTGCCATATTGTGCTCCCTGCTTTCTCCCCCGGATTGTGTTCCGCTGTCAATCCTACCCGAAGCGTGCCTCCGGAGAGGGCTCGTAAACCGACGCAGAGGCCCGCGTAGCGACACGGGGCGTCCGAGTCGGTACGCGGGCCTCAAGGGCAGCCGTTCGGGCCTTACGCGGGCTCTCAGCCCTTCGGCGTCGAACCAGGAATCAGGTTGACGACCGAGGCGATCACCGCCGCTCCTGTCCCGTACCGCCAGTACTCCAGCGCTCTGATCCTCGACCGGAAGTCCGTCCGGTCCTCCTTGGTGCGCTCCAAGAGCTGGTCCACCTTGGTCTCGATACGAGCGAGACGCTCGGGGACCGTGTCCTCGGGGGTTGTCATCGCGTAGGCTCCTTTCAGCTGACCTAAGGAATCTTACCCAATGGACCGAAAGCGCGTTCTACTGGGGTGGCTACGGGTGCGTCAGCTCGATGTCCTCGCGCTCGTGACGGACGAGCTTGGGCGTGTAAGGAGCTCCGCCGGGCTGGTTGGTGGTCATGTTCGCGTCCATGACATCCAGCATGTCCCAGAGCCCCTGCTCGTAGTCCGCGTCGACAGCGATCATGACTCCGCTGGTGTTCGCGACGAACGCGTCCTCGCCCCATGTGCTGCGGAGCGACATCGTGTATCCGTAAATCTCTTTCGCCATAATTCCTACGAGCCTCTCTATGCGGTTTCGTATTCGATGACGCCCTTCACGGACGAGCCTGCATTGAATGTGAAGGGGGAAATCGAGTCTGTTGTGCCTCGGTTGTTCACTCCGATAGCACCAGCGTCAAGGCGACCGTTTGAGATGTCGATCTTGACGTTGTTCTTGTCGTGCAGCCGAGCGCGACCGGTGACTCGCGCACCACCGGCCGTCGTTCCGATGACGAGCTCGCCGACAGCCTGGACGATCACGGCTCCGTCAAGAGCCTCTACCGGAAGGCTGAAGATCCAGTCATCGGCATTGGTCGGAGCTGCACCGAAGTTCGTAGTTGATCCGAATGTGATGTCGTAGTGCACCGTGGCCAGGTCGCCGGAAACGGAGAAGCGACAGTTGATCACTGCGTTTCCGAACGACGGCCTGTTGTTGCCAGTGACGGTGTCCCACGTGGGTACGAAGTCGACCATGCGCGAGAGCATGTTCTCCATGCGCTCTGCGGAGAGCAGCTGTCCTCCTGCCCAGTTACTTGCAGACATCGCCCCTCCTCACGCAGCCTCGTACCGGATGACACCCTTGAACGTGTCTCCGGACGCCCATGTGAACGGAGTCTCCGAGTCCACGATGCCGGTTGCAGCGGCTGCGACGGAGTCGGGAGCTCCACCCGCGAGCTCCAGCTCCATTGCGGTCGTCGTCGTGAATCGTGCTCGGCACGGATAGCGCTTGGCCGTGCTCTTCTCCACGAAGATGACGCCGGTCGCCTGAGTCGTGGCGGCAGCGGGCACGGGCAATCCGATGCGCCAGTTGACGCCAGTGGATCCGAACGTCGAGGTGCTACCCCAGACAATGTTGTAGTGAGCAGTGACGAGGTCTCCGGACTGCGACCAACGGCACAGGACTGTCGCATTGCCGTAGGACGGCGGAGTTCCGGCGGCGGACAGAGCCAGCGTCGGCGTGAAGTCCGAGAACTTGTTGAGCATTTCCTGAAGGCGCTCGGCGGTGACACGCTGGCCGCCGAGCCACTGGGCTACAGACACAGTTCCTCCGTTACCGAATGGTGGTGGTCAGCGGCTCGTTGACATTGACGGCTGCCCCGACCGGAATCGACTTGACAGCTCCGTTCCTGGAACGCTCCACGTTGAACACCTGCGGATAGTTGTTCTTCGCGAAAGCGTACGCTACGGTCGGACTCGCATTGGTGTTGCCTGTGATCAGGATAGACCTGAATCCCTGGAGCGTTCCGCTCGTGAGATCTGTGTCGGTTACTTCCAGGTCCCACGGCCTCTGAAGAGCCTGACCATTGGTGCTGTCCCACAGTTGAGCCTTGAGACTCGATCCGCGAATGTAGAAGCGAAGTCCATATCCACGATTCACGACATGCGCGATCTGCTTGGTCACGCTTCCGAGCGACGTCTCGACTCCGCCAACGCGCTTACGAATGCCGAGCGTGAGGAAGCCGGTCGTGAGGAACTCGATGCGAGCCATGTACATATTGTCGCTGTCGGCGTACCGGCCTGTGATCGCCCCGGTGATGGCGGCTCCGGTTGCGAGCTGGTCGGTACCGATGAACACAGTCGTGTCCAGGTCGTCCGCGAAGTCGCTGATGAACGTTCGCCTGGAGACGTTGACACTCGTGAGCAGGTGTCGGCCTTCCAGCGCGGTCGCATCCGTGCTGTAGTCGCTCGCGGCTCCGCCACCGGTGGACCAGGCCTGACCCGAGTCGGCCGTGCCCCATCCACTCGCGGTCGTGCGGAAGAAGGAGTCATGCAGCTTGGGCACACAGGAGTCCGCCCGGACCACCTCGCCGTCGATGCGCAGGGCGAGAGGGAAGTCGTCCTCGCTGAACTGCTGGTACACAGAGGAGCCGTCTCGCCGGAGACGAGCCTCGGTGCCGTACACATTGGCGTTCACCGGAACCGTCGCAGCTCCGGTCGAGTCGTCCAGGCTGAAGTGGATGGCACCACGAGCGGCTGTCGCCGGAGCAATCATCGAGCTGGACAGGTAAGTCCACACGTTCGGCTGGATGTTGATCGTGGACCCGCTCGACGTCGAGATGTAGACGTTGCCCGAGGTTGCCCAGTTGATCGCGATGCGGGCACGGATGGCCACGTCCGAGTAGATCCAGCCGTTGGCGTAGTACGCCAGACCAGGCGTCACCGTGCCAGAGGCGGATGAGGCGTTGAGGATGGACTGGATCGTCGCCACACCGTCGCTGGTGAACTTGGCCGCCTTGTCCGCGTCGAACGGCGGGTTGCCGGGAGCGTCGGCCCAAGCCAGCGTTCCGCCCTGAGCGGACCAGTTGGTGATGCCCGCTCGCAGAGCCGCGTTGGTGCTGATGACCGGATAGGCGCTCGCCCAGGGGATACCCGAGTCGTCAGCCAGGACAACCTCCACGGACGTGTCGTCCGAGTCGGCTGCCGTGAGAACAACAGAGCCGGTGAGGTCGGCCCGGTTGTCGGCGTTCGTGGCGAAGTCGTCAGAGGCACCCGTGCCCGGCAGAGATCCAACATTGTATGGCTCGCCGGGGATGCAGACGAACGTGATCTTCCACTCGTCCGGTCCCATGCTCTCGCTGTAGCCGATGATGATCAGCGGCACATCGTCCGGCGGGAGGTCGCTCGGCAGGTTCTTCAGCACCATGAGGTCGCCAATGTCCAGACTGAGGATGTCCTCTGCGTACTGGTACACACGATCGTTGGCGAGATCCAGTGTGATGCGCGTGTAGCGCAGACCGTCGAAGGTGCCCGTCCGCAGCAGCCACGAGGCGAGGCTCTCTGCGATGGCCACGTTCTCCAGGCTGTACGTGTACTCGACATCGTACAGTCCGACACCCTCGGGCGGGTCCTGCGTCGACATCGGCCCGCTCGTCAGCATCTGCGGAGAGCTGCTGGAGCCGCCGTCCACCTTGACGACCACGCTGTTCTTGGTCAGCTTGTCGTCGTCAACCGGCTGGAACGGCGGACTGATGAGACCGGCCGAATAGTCCAGAACGATGCCGGGGACCTGATTGAGCATCGTCGTCATGGACCGGTACCGGATGCCGATGGCGTCTCGCTCTTCCAGCAGGAATCCCTGGTCCGAGGTGGCGGCCTCCTCCAGCAGCGTGACCAGATCCTTGATGCGCTGCGGTCCGAGTGTGATCTGGTTGGCGATCGGCGAGAACAGATATGAGGACGAGATGCCCTGCTCGTTGCACAGCCGGTTGATCCGGTCGCCCGCGCGCTCTCCGTCGTAGGCGTCCAGCTGCTCCACGACGTCGAACAGGTTCGTCTCGGCAGACTGGAAGGTGATGTGTCCGACCGTCGTGTCAGACATGTCGACCGTGGAGCCGATCTGCATGTTGGTGACTCGGCCGATCGTGGCACCGTTCAGGGTGTCCACGAGGACGAAGGCGGTCGTCGCGTTCGGATCCAGGAGACCCATGGTGACCTGAACGTTGGCTCCGACCTGCGTCAGTCCGATGGAGAAACGGTGCGGACGACCGTTGATGTTGAACGAGATCGGACCCGTGGAGTCGATCTCCGTCAGGTCGCCGTCGAGCAGCGTGACGCGGAGCGATCCGCCGGTTCCGTAGATCAGGTCGGCGAACTTGGCCGTGCCGGTGCAGTTCATGCGAGCGATCAGCGTGTCGTTCGGAATGCCGCCCGACGGCACCGACAGGAAGAAGCGCATCTGGCTCGCGCCGGTCACAGTGTACGAGCGAACAGGCATGGAGATGGAGGATGCGTTCATCTCCGGGAGCGGAGCCGACGAGATGAAGTCGTTGGAGGCGGCGAGCTCGATGTTGCCCTTGAGGATCGCCGTCTTACCGCCTTCGAGGCCGGACGTGATCGTGCCCGACTCCTCGCCATCCTCGCACGGCCAGTACTCCAGGATCGGAGCGTCCGGGTCGTTGAACTGCGTCGAGCGGAAGGCCGCAGACTGGAGCGGCTTGGCACCCGATCCGAGCCGACGGAGGATGCCAGCGGGCGCGATCGGAACGGTGACGTGCCCAGAGGTGGTCCGCCGTGGCGGCCAGGCGGGCACCTCGCCAACGAGCCGGGTCTGGGTGCGGGAAATCTCCGCCTCGCCCGCGAGAGACCACGAGCGGCCCACCGAGTCGGTCCACGCGGTCGTGCCCTCGGCCAGCGAGGTGAAGTCGGCGTTCAACACGAGCGTGCCGTCGATGCCGTTGCGGATCTGCGCTCCATAGAAGGATCCACGCGGCGGATTCTGCCCCTGCGTCAGGACGTTACCGACGTTGACGTTGGATGCGCTGGAGAAGATGGAGGTGACGCCGGTGCCGGTGACGTCGTCGCCAACCTGCTCCCACGGACCGGCGATGGTTGCGGCCTTGAAGAACTTCGCAGTCCAGCCGCCTGCTCCGTTGTCAACATCCAGCGTGAAACGTACCGCGAGGCGGCGACCGAAGCCCTCGGCCAGTCGCTCGGTGGCGATGGCCTGCTGCGAGTTGGCCTCGGTGCCGTCCTGCGACCAGGTGATGCCGAGGCGACCACCGAATCCGGGGTAGCCCTGTCCGTACTGGAAGAAGCGCCACGACCTCTGGTCGCCAACGGTCTCCTGCTTGCCGATGAGCTCCAGGACGTTGGCTGCTCCACGGTCGCCCCAGTTGACGCGGGCGTCCACGCGGATGTCGATGTCGCCGGTGATGTCGAGTGCAGCGTTGTCGGCGGCCACGGCGCAGGAGCTCGGGTTCGGCGACGGCAGGTTCAGGCGGACGAGCCCGGCGTCCACCTTGAACCGCATGCGCGTGTTGCGACCGATCTTGCCGTACAGCGGGCTGTTGGGATTCTTGGGGCTGAAGATCCCATCGGGGTTCTGGAGAAGTGCCGAGCCCTCGTTGGGGTCCGGCTGGCTCCCCTCGGACGTTGACCCCCGCGTGATCTCGATCGACTCCGTCTGGCTGAGACCGAATGTGGTTTCGTTCCACTGGTCGTCATAGAACAGGTCGGCCCTGATCCGGGGCGGCAGGCTCGGCATCTCTTATCCCTCCGCGAACTTGACTACGCTTCCACCGGCCTGAGTTCGGACCGACTCCTGGAAGAACTCTCGGAATGCCCTGGAGCCTCCTCGGAACTCGATAACCGTGGCGGACACGCCGCCTCCTCCGGCCATGTTAAGCATACCCTGAAGCTTGCTCAGGGGCAGGACTGCTTCCTGCTCGCGGCCTTCACCGATCATGGCCAGCGTCGGACCCGTGGTAACACCACCGGAAGCCAGGTACGGGATGTACGGAACCTGCGGAATGTTGACGCCCGGAACGCGGTTGGCTCCACGGATAAGCGTGTTGATTCCACCGATGGCTCGGTTGATCAGGCTGATCGCGCCGTTCAGAGCGGAAGCCAGTCCGCTCTTGATGCCGTTCCACATGCCGTTGAAGAAGCTGCCGATCTTCTTGACGGCCCCAGACACGACGCTGGATGCCTTGTCCCAGACACCCTTGATGTAGCCGACGATGCCGCCCCAGTTCTTGATGATGATGCCCAGGGGCGTGAAGTTGAAGAACAGGTACTTGATGAAGTCGATGCCGGCAGAGAAGGCCGACTTGATCTTGCTCCACAGGCCGGTGAAGAAGGAGAACACCGCGTTCCAGGCCGTGATCGCGGCCGACTTGATCGCAGCCCACGCGGTCGCCAGCCAGCCCATGACCGTGTTCCACACAGCGATGGTCGCGGCCTTGATCTCGTCCCAGTACATGATGATCAGGACGACGACAGCGACGATGGCGGCGACGATCAGGGCGATCGGCCAGATGGACAGGAGCCAGGCAGCAGCCATCGAGGCAGCGCTCGCAAGCGCGCTCGCAGCCATCGTGATCCAGGCCCCAACCCACGCCGCTGCGGTCGTGACAGCCGTGGCTACAGCCGTGGCAGCGGTGCCGATCCACGCGGTGCCCAGGAGCGCGAACGTGCCGATCAGACCGAAGATGGCTGTGCCGAGCTGCGACACGACGCCGAACCAGCCACTCATGATGTCGGCGGACTGCACTCCGCGCTGTGCCTCGTTGAGATCCAGCTGTGCGTTCTTGGAGTCGATGACAGACTGCTTGCCGTCGAGTGTCGCCTGGTTGTAGTCCTCGGTCGCCTGGGTGCTGTCGATCTTCGCCTGCTTGGCGTCGGCGTCCGCCTGCTTCAGGTCGATGGCAGCCTGCTGAGCCTCCAGGCTGTTCTTGCCGTACTCCTTGACGGCGTCGTTGTAGTCCTTGGTCGCCGTCTTCTGGTCGAGCAGAGCCTGCTCCAGGTCGATTCCTGCCTGGGTGCCGTCGAGCTGTGCCTGGTTGGCGTCGATCTGGCTCTGCTTCATGTCCTGGTTGGCCTGCTCAACGTCGAGCGCGGCCTGAGCGACGTCGTTCTGTGCACGTGCCAGATCGTCGGCCGCCCGGTCTCCCAGGTTCCAGACGTCCACCGCCTGACCGACGATGTCGTTCATCTGGCTGAAGCCCGCTGCGACTCCGAGGGAGGCGGCTCCGACTCGGCTGATGCCGCCTTCTGCACCCTGCGCCGAGTTGCCAACTCCGTCCAGGTCGGAGCCCGCCGTGTTGGCTGCGTTACCCAGGTCGTCGAGACTCTGGGCTGCACCGTCGATGGTGGACGACGTGCTGCCAAGGTTGGCATCGATGTCAATCGTCACGTCTGCCACGTTCCACACCTCCCATCGCCTTGTTCATGCTCTTGATCGTCGAGAGCAGCTGCTCCGGCGATTTGCGTTCCGACCCGCCATACGGAATCAGGAAGTCGGACAGCTTGAACTTCCGACCACCCTTGCCCCGGTTGGCGTTAGCGATTGTCGCCGCTATGGTGGCCGCCTGAATGTCGTGCCGACGCCGACCGAGTGGACCGGTCATATCTTCGAATGCCATCCACTCGGTCAGCTCGGACGAGTCCAGCCGGGAATCCAGATCAGCCACCGTCATCCCGAGGTGTTCCGCTAGTCGGAATCGGAAGAGTCGCTCGGGGCGGCGTCGGAGTTTCCCTCCGCCTCCTTGGTGGCGAACTTGCCCATGCCGGAGAGCTCCTGCACCTTGGCGGCCAGACGCTCGATGACGCCGCCGTCCTTCTTGCCGAGCTCTCCGGCGAGGATCTCCTTGTTGGTGTAGAGTCGCTCGAAGTTCTCGTCGACCATCGCCATGCCGACGAGCTTCTCGCGGTAGATCTTGAGCGACTCCACCTTCAGCTGCGGCGTCTGACCGTTGGCGACGACCGAGCCCGCTTCGATGTAGCCCCGGTCGGCCGCCGACAGGCCCATGAGTCGAACCTCGCCGCCCCACTCGGGGACGGGCACGTCCTCCCACTTGCGGTCGACGGCCGCGTTGATCTGCTGCTTGCCCAGAAGTGCCATGTTGCTCTGTTCCTCAGCTTCCAGCCGTGTGCGTCAGCACCGGCTTGCCGGAGATCTTGACCGTGACGGTCCGCTCCATCTTGTCGTCGTGGGGGAACTCGTCGCCGTTGGCGGTGATGAGCCCGTCGAAGTCCCAGGTGTACTCGTCGGCGGTGCCCGGGAAGATGACGACCTGGTAGGCCCGGAGGTCGTCCTCCTCGAAGTCGTCGTCGAGGTGCTCGATGCTCGCCACGCCGGGGTCGTAGTTCAGCGTGATCTCGACCTCGCCGCCGTCCTTGAGCCCCTTCACGAACTCGCGGTACTGGTCCGGCGAGTCGTGCGCGGTGACCTCGATGGCCTCGCGCTCTCGGCTGGGGCCGCTGATGTCCGTGATGTTGGCGACGACCTCGTACACAGACGGCGTGTCGGTCTCACGCTTGAACTGCGTACCCCATGCGTCCTGTCCTGCCATGCTGTCACACCTCCTGGTGAATCACTATCCGGAATTGTACCGGAACGTGGCGGATCTCGGGGTCCGGGTCGCGCATCGTTGCCAACGACACGAATCGGATCGAGACGACCGACCAGGAATCCGGCAGGGCCAGCGAGGCCCGCTTGTGGTCGAGAATCGGGATGATCTCGTTGACGATATCCAGGGCAGACTTGAAACCCTGGGATTGCGTCCACACGTGGATCGTGGCGAGGATGTCCCAGCCAAATCCACCGTGCCAGTTGTCCGGGACGCCGAACACTTCGCCGATGGTTACCCACGGGCGACTGGCATCCTCGGGAACATGGTCGTACACAGAAGCAGAGATGTCGCCGTCCAGCGCGACGAACAGCTGCTTCTGAAGCTCGTTGAATGGAGGCGCTGCGGTCGGTGTGCTCATTACTCAATCACTCCCTCTACACGCCTCGCGATTCGCTTGGGTCCCTCTTGCCTCGCCCATTGGAGCGTGGGCGCGACGTACGGCTGAGCCGGGCTCCGGCTGGTTCCGTTCTCCACGTACTCGGCATACTCCACGCCGCGTGGCCCGACGGTCCATCCGTCGCCTTGCTGCTCGGCGGAGATGGAGTCGCGCAGCTTCCCGGTGTCGACCGGTACGACACCCTTCATGTGCTGCTCGACGTCGTGGGCGAACTCCGCCACTGCCTCCTCGGTGACACCGGCCACACGGTCGGCGATCCCACGGAGACGGTTCTGTGCAGCACGCAGCCCTCGTGCCCTGATACCCATCAGGACCTCCTGGCGTTGTGCCTACCCAGAGCGAGCAGGCCGAGCAGAGACCAGGCCTGCGACTCGTCCCAGTTGCCGGCACGGGCAGCAGCTTCCGCCCGCTCTCGCGCCTCACTGGGACCGATCGGCTTCTCCGCCTGAGCGGGCTTCTCGACGTCGGTCATGGTCAGCTCTCCTGCTCGCTCTGGATAATCTCCACGTCGGCCCGGATGTAGACACCAGGTGTGGAGGGCTTGACGACGTTCATCACACGGAAACGATCCGAGCCCTGGCGAAACTCATCGCCGCGCTGGATGTCGTCGTCATGGTTCTGGTACACCTTGTGGGTGAGGGATGCACCAGCCTGCTCCGCCTCGAACTGCTCACGGGCGGACGCTTGGTCAATCTTGACCTTGCGAGCGCTCTGGAGCAGGGCATAGGAGTAAGTCACTCCACCTTGCCCGTCCGACACTTCAGTCCGTCGATAGACATCGGCGGTCTGCTTCAGCAGGTGTGACACCAAGCTCATCTCAGTACCCCCGGTTCAGGTCCGGGCGCGGAACCCACGGGAAGACACCTTCCAGGTCGCCGTTCTCCACGAGGATCTTCTCCGTCGGGGTGAGCGGGTCGATGGTGCGGGTGCGCTTCCAGTTGAGCTTGGTTATCCAGCGCTGCGCGATCGGAGATAGCATCGCGGAATCCTCCGAGCTGCCTCCCGACCCCGAGCCGCCGGAGCCATTGGTGTAGCTGTAGTCGCCGAGCGACTCGCTCTGCTTCTCGGTGCCGGTGCCGAACTCCTCGGCACCCTGCTCCTTCTGCCACTTGGCCTGCCAGCTGACGGCCTGCTTCAGGATGCGCAGTGTGCGCGGCTGCAGGTCGTCAACGAGTCCGTAGTGGATGTCCGTGAACAGGTCGATGATGGACTGAGCCGTGTTCAGGTCCGACTGGTACAGCGTAACGCCGGTGATGGCGCTCGCCTCCGCCGGAGTGGCCCAAGTGTCGGTGCACTCTTCCGGGGTAGACACGGCCGCCCTCCTTCGCTTCTCACGGGAAGCCCCGGCATGGGGCCTCGCTGGCCATGTAACGACGGAGCGCCCCGGCCCCTGAGCCGGGCACCGGGGCGCTCTCGTTCGTTCGTTACGCGCCCACGTAGGGACGCGCCCGGTTACGACAGGGCGGAGCCGTCGTCGACGAGGACGGCGAACGCCTTCTCGTGGCCGATGGCGAAGCCCTTGCGGACGCGGATCTTGACGTTGGCCTCGTCCGTGGTGGAGATCGCGGCCGGGATCGGCTGCGTCTCGACGGTGGAGCGGTCGCCGACGATCAGGAAGTC